TCAAATGACCAGTTTTTTCCATTCCTTACCGCGTGCGTCGTTGTAAATATCGGTCATTTTTTGATTCGAATGGCCCAGCAAAATTTTGGTATCAATTCCCTGTTCTCTGAACAATCGTTCTGATAAAGATCTCTGCTCATGGAAAGAGGGTGGGGTGCCATTAGCACGCCAGTTGTAATCCACAGAATCCCGGGCTTTTTTAAATGCAACGGTTAACGTTGCTGGCTTAACCATCCCGCCGCGCTTAGCTGTCCCTTTAGCATGATGGTGGTGCAATAGCCACGGACTAAGAACGCAATCGCGACAGGATGACACCACATCATCCAGGGTGAGATTTAATTTATCGCAACGCAGAGCCAGAGGGATGGCAATCCGGGTTCCTGTTTTTTGCTGTTCGACATGAAGATAACCATCCCTGATATCCGAAAATTTCATTTTGCAAATATCTGAAAGGCGCTGGCCTGTCATCAGTGCCAGCAGCATACCACGCTGTAAAAAGTAACCATCCTTTTCCGCTGCATTATAAATCATCATCCACTCATCAAAGGTCAGTCGTTGCCGTGATATCCGTACCTGTGGTTTTTTTGCCGATTCTGCAGGGTTAAAGCCTGGCGGGACATCGCCCGTTTGCTGGGCCTCCCGGAAAACATCAATCAGTACTTTCCTGAAAATTTGTCCCATTCTGTTATGTCCTTTTGCCTTGTAATCTTCCAGCACCGATACCACATCTTTTACGGTTATGGCATCTAAAGGTCTGGTACTAAAACGTTCATCAAATACCCTGAGAGGGGATGCTTTCTGTTTCAGTGTGTTGAGTTTGATCTCTCCGTTTTCATATCTTTCCTGTTGAATTTTTCGGTAACTATTCAGAAAAACAGAAACGGTTGATGAACCACCGGTATCACGAATAATTTTCTCCTGCAGAGTGAGCATTTGTTCCATTTGTTGCCTGGCAAGACGGCTGTTCGCTTCTGCTGCAATAGCTTCTGCCTGTTTCTGGTCAATACTGCCGAGCCCGTGATTTTTTCCTGTTATGGGATGCCTGTAACGCCAGTAAACTTTGTTATTTCTTTTGTCAAAATACGGAGATAATCCCGGAACTTCAGTTTTATATTTTCGTGGGCGCGCCATCTTCCAGTATCCTCTTCAAAGCAGGGTGATCTGTGGCGATCACTTCCGGCTTGTTTACCATTCCGACAAAGCGAGCTCGAGGATCCACTCGCCAGTGTCTTCCAACTTTTTTGGGGAGAGGAAATATCATTCCGGCTTTAGCGTATTTACTTAACGTGCCCGGAGTCGGGACCGGGTCACTGAATTCCTCTTTTGCCCACTCAGTGAGAAGAATAAGTCTTGCCATGAGAGTTGTTCGCTAATCATGGTCGCCGCCACTATAGCTTGCGGGCGACGACCGGGGTTGAACATTAAAAATCAGCCTGACTCGGGATCAGTTTTTGCCAGATGGCTGAAACGTATTTTGCCTGGTAACGCGCATCGTGCAGCGCGTTATGGCGTTCACCTTCGAATGGAATAGTCGTTCTTGCGTCGAAATCCATCACCAGTCCCAGAGCAACCATCGTTCTTACATCGCGATCATTGGTGTAACGCCACGGGCAGGGGATCCCCTGCCGTTCATATGAACGGCGTAAAATCACGTTGTCGAAAGTTGCACCGTTACCCCAGACCTGAACAAAAAATTCACCGGAGTTTTCGTCGATAAATTCCCGGAATTGCAGCAGTGCATCATCCAACGGGATTTCATCGGTCAGAATGGCGGATTGTGCTTCGCGTGACTGTTTCAGCCACCACTTAATGGTGCCCCGATCGATGACCCCGCCTGCGGTTTCCAGATCGATAGTTTTGCTGAATTCTGGCCCCATCTCTCCGGTTGCCGGATCAAAAAACTTACCGGCTATAGCGTTTATTGGCGCATCAGGATTTTTTCCCATTGTTTCAAGGTCAATCATCAGATGGTGCCACAACCTGCTGGTGGATGTGATTTCATGATGACCGTTCACTTTAATTAAGGGATTTGCTGTCTCGCCAGTTTTATTATCGCTGGCGTGATACTGATCGCTGATAGTGTTCTCCTTGTGCAGATGTTCAGTGCCTTCCATTTCCTCCGGATCATTTTCCTGAGCTTCAGCCTGATTCTCTTCATCGAATGTTTCCTGGTAGGTTGCGTTCCCCATCACCGCACCACAGTCAGGACAGTTGCCGCCACCGGTCTGACCGCATGCGGTGCAAACTTTTTCCGGTTCTTGTTGCACTTCTGGTTCAGGCAGTTTCGTTTCTGGCTCGTTTTGTAACGCATTTGGACTGTTTTGTTCCGCTTTCTGGTCGTTTTGTTCCGATTCGGGCTGGTTCTGGTTCACAGAATCGCGGGTTTCAATCCCCTTAACCCATTTCGGATCATTCGGGTCGCTAATCCCTTCAACAAATTCACCACGTGATGCAGCAAGCAATTTATCGGTGTCAGGCTGGCTGATATTGGCTGCCTGCATAATTTTGTTTACTTCGTCAGCGGTAACTTTTACCGGCTCTGGTTGTTCTGAATCTTCTGCGGTATCTGTATTTTGCTGTAAGCCCGTATATGTGCCATTTTTTCGGGCAAAATATTCTTCTTTTGAGATTTCGGTACCACCGGCAGCCAGCGCCTTGTCCAGGCCAGAAAGTTTGTTTGCCCTGCCGTATTTTTCCCCGTCCTTATCGGTAAAGACGAAATAAAACGGTCCTTCACGCTCTACAGATGGTTCAGCTTCCACCAGGATTTCATTTTTTTGAGAATTGGATTCTGCCGTCTCCACTGGATCAGTTTGTGCTGCTGACGACAGGATAGCATCAGCAGAGCTCTGGTCTGTTTCTTCATGTTCAAACACGCCCTTTGTCGTCAGGTATTCGCTGATGTATTTGTTCAGTGCAACGGGATCTTTGTGAATGTCGATCGGGCGCTCACGAACAAGGCCAAAAATAGTCTGACGGTCATAGCGAAGCGCATCAGGCTGTTTGCGCATTGATGCAGAGATACGCTTCCAGTCTTCGCGATCCTTGTCGATAACCTCATTTTTAGCCCAGCGATGGATGGTACCGTCAATGTTTCCGGCATCAATATCACCAGGCCAGAGAGCGTAAGCCAGCTCTTCATCCAGGGTTTTCCATGTCTGCTTGTATTCGCGACGAATGGCAGTAGTGACAGGGTTGATTTTTGCTGCTGAGTTTTCAGTGTGCTGTTGGTTGACTCTGGCGCGGGCCAGCTCAACAACAGAAGTATGTTTCCCGGTTTCTTTTCGTTCTGCTTCGCGACGTTTTTTCCAGGTGCGCATCTCTGCCTGAATTTCTGGCCATTTGGCACCAGGCTTACATTTATGCTTAACCCACCCGATGGCATACAGCTTAAGCTCCGGATACATGGCGTTAACTTCTGGCATTTTCATCAAAGCTTCCACGATATGTCCGTCGAAGGTTGCCATGTCTTCCTGCAACAATTCCTGTGCGCTAATCACCATATCAACGGTGATGTTTTCACATGTATCGAACTTAACCATGACAGCGTTCTGTACTTCAGGGGCCAGCTTGTCAAAAGTGACGTTCATCGGATCTGATTCAGGTTCGACCGGGACAAAGGAAGCAGACGCCTCATCCCAGCGGTTTTCCAGCATATATTCAGCATCCCAGGAGTCGAGGGCTGGGCGGGGTGTACCGGGTTTATCCTCACAGACAAGAAATTTATAAGCGCAGTCCTGAGCAGCCGGATAATGTTCAAGGAATTGCCAGTGAAATTTTGCGCGGGCGCGACGTTCATCACCGGCTTCAATGGCAGTGGCCACAGCAACAGCGCCCTCGTTTTTTATTGCCTGTTCGTCAGGAATGGCAGCGCAAATAAATATTTTACTCATTGTGTTTAAACCTCATTACAGATTTCAGGGTGAACGAATCCCTGCCATTGCTGGCATTTTTAATCCGTTGGTATGGCGTTAATATGGCTGGCGGGTTATCCAGCCGGTGTTTCGTTATTCAGGTACAGCGATACTTTGTTTAACGGGAGACATTCACCGGAAATTTTTTGCTCGTCTCTTGCCTGATGGCAGGATTCTTTACTGGCATAAATTCCGGTAATCACATTCTGTGGCTCACCTGTTATCAGAAAAACCGTCATCATCAGTGCAAACGCTGAACTCACTGCTGCCCTCCGAAAATGCCAAGTTTAATAAGGGCAATTCTGGAGAGTATGGAATTATCATTGAGAAGATAAGGCTCATATTTTCTCATCCTGATGGCATCTTCAGTAAACTCCCGGTTACTGAGCAGAATACCAATATTAAAACACCCTTCAGACGTATTAACGTTTGGTAGTGACGTTTCCATTATCGCGTCCTCAACAATGAATTTTGTGATGTGGTGCCTGGTGCCTCCAGGTGACGTTAACCAGTTAACAATTAACGCCGGATTGTTAGTTGATGTCTGTTACGCCAGTAAAAGACCGCTTGTTTTAACTGTTCCGCGTGCGCTTAGCCGCATTCACCGCATCACAAAATACACTTTAAAAATGGCGGATATCCATTTCCGCCGAATCACCAGAAAAGTGATAACAGAGGTTGTTGTGGCGGTGTTGTCACTCAGGCGTATGGTCAACCTGACAACCCGGTGCATTTTCTGGAGCAATGGAGGAAGCCTCAGCCATACTTACCGCCGCGCCATTTCGCGGATTGCCACAACCGGAAGCGCACGATCGAATTACATTTAACGACGACATATACAGAGAGACTAACTTCGCCGAGCGCTTTCGTGTTGTGTGCCTGCTTTTAACCACGTCAGGCGAGGTGGACCTGTTATTCCCCAACAACAAGGATCTTGTTAATCTGGATATCCCCAACAACAATAAGAGTATTGAATGTGATCGCTGAATTAACGGCAGCAATGACGGCTATTCGTGAAACCGCTCAGATTGCAAAACTAATGAACGAGGCAAAAACTCAAGCTGAAGTAAATGCGGCTATTGGTGAACTGAACTCAAAGCTTGCATCTATTCAGCACGAATGCGTGTCTCTCGTTGAGCTGGTGAGCACTTATCAAGAAATAAATGCTTCTCTCAAAGCTAAAATTGCAGAATTTGAAAACTTTGAGGCTCAGACGGAAGGTTATATCCTTAACCAACTTGAGTCGGGAACTTTTGTGTACTCGAAGGAGGTAACCGTGAACGGCGGCAGCATTATCATGCATCTTTGTCCAAAATGTTTTGGACAAAAGATAGTATCGATACTTCAACCATTCCCGGTTAGAGAATATGAGTTTTTTCATAAAAGCAGGTGCCTCTACTGTGAAAATCAGTTTCTTATGAATAAAAATCCGGATTATGTATCGCCTCCATCTATTGAGGAGTTGGCCAGAAAACTGAACGGCAATCTGTAGATTGTTACTGTTATGGATATCCAGATTGTTAAAGAGCATGCCGGATGCTTGCTTGTGTCCGGCGCGTGTGCACCAGTTCTCCCCGTGGAGGATTCCTTAACTACCAGACTTCATTAGTCAGAGTTTCTTGCTAACCAGCGACGCGCGCCAGCTTCAGTTTTAAACGTTTTGCTTCTGGTATACGTCATCGCGGTGAAGGTGCCGTCCTGGTTAGGGAACACACCGCATACCAGAGATTCGTTGTTGCCAAGATTGAGCGTATCCATGTTGACCTCATTTACCCTTAACGCCGGGTCGCGGAACTAAAAACCTGCTGCGCTGTTATACAAAGTGTTCCCGCCGTCATGTTCATACGCCTCGGGCTGGCTACTTAACTCCTGACCACTGCCGGGTAACTCGAAGTATTGCCTGGCGTTCTGTGGGTGGGGTGGTTGGTTGATATAATGTACTTATTGTTCACTAATGTAAAGTACTTTTAGTACATTTTGTGAGGGATAAAATATCAGGAGGGGATGAGAGGAGCATAAACCCGGAGGGAAGCTACCGGATTTATGCAGATTCATGAGGCTTTTTGTTTTTTCTTTCGCGCTAATTCTTCATAAATTGCGTTGTACTTCTGTTTTTTCTCCTCAAGAGTTTTTAAAAGTTCATCAGTTTCACTGTCAGGGAGTTCATCAAGAAGTTCAATGATGATTTTTTGCCTCGGACTTAACTCCTGATAGAAACGCAGGCTTCCGCTTTCTTCAGTGTCCTCCCCCAGAAGGTAAGTTGGTGTTGTTCCGATAAGTGCTGCCAATTCTTTCAGTTTCTCTCGACGGGGAATTGTCTCTCCATTAAACCATTTACTAACCGCTTTGGGTGTTAGCTTCATTCGACGGGCAATTTCTGCCTGCCTTCCGTGTTGTTCAAAGCCAGCATTTTCACAGGCTAGCGCAAGCCTGCTGGCGAACTCTTTACGCGCTTCATCTTCATGAACCATAAGTTCAATGATATTTGCTATTGAATGTACTGTCAGTTCTGTTATATTGTGTACTCAAAGTTCATATTGTGAGGGTGATATGAGCCATGCAACACTTGCAGATGTAATCAAAGCAGTTCGCGTTTCTGTTGTAGCCGATGTTTGCGGTGTCAGCCAAAGAGCAATCTACAAATGGATGAATAATGGAAAATTACCGCGCACAGAATATACAGGCGAAACAAATTACGCTGAAAAAATTGCTCTGGCATCAAACGGATTATTTTCTGCTGATGCGGTTTTGACTATTGGCAGGATTAAGCCTACAGCGAATGAATCACTGGCGGTGAACAATGAAAATCACCCCTGAACAGGTTTGTGAGGCTCTGGATGCCTGGGTATGCCGACCAGGAATGACACAGGAGCAGGCGACGATATTAATCACGGAAGCATTCTGGGCTCTGAAAGAACGCCCGAACATCGATGTTCAACGCGTCACGTTTAATGATGGCGAGGTTGATCAACGGGCGCTGGGCGTTAATCGAGTGAAGATATTCGAACGCTGGAAGGCTATCGACACCAGGGATAAGCGTGAAAAATTCACGGCGCTGATTCCGGCAATTATGGAAGCTATCCGGGTAAGTGATTTCAGGTTGTATTGTGAAATTACTGACGGAAAAAGCATTACGTACATGATCGCCGGGTTAAACAAAGAGTATGGCGATGTGGTGGAGTCCGGGCTGCTTTTTGCGGATCCAGTTGTTGTGGAACGTGAGACTGACGAGCTTATAGAAAAAGCCATTGCTTTCAAGCGTGCGTATCGTCAGCAATACCAACATTACTTTGCAGATAAACAAATATCTGTCTGGGGTTCGTATGAGTATCGATGCACTACGATGGGCTAAAAAGGTGAAAACCGGCAGTTCATCCAGTAAGTCAGTATTGACCTGGCTTGCTGATATGTGCGGTGCCGATTTGTGCGCATACCCGTCTATATCTGCACTGGCAGAAGTAACGGAACTGAACAAAAAGACTGTGCAGGACAGTTTACGACACCTGATGGAGATTGGGTTAATTGTTGATACTGGTGAGAGAAAAGGCAGAACAAAGCAAATTGTGGTGTACCGACTTATCGGTGTAGAAGAAAGTGTTGCCGAGCCTGAATACACCCAAAAACGGGAGTCTTTAAAGGTGGGTAAAATTGGTACTGTTAATAAAAACAGTACCGAAAATGGTTATGTTTCAGCACAAAACAAACCCAAAAACGGAACTCTTAGCTGCATGGAAAATAACCAAAGACACCCAAATTTTCCATCAAAGACACCCAAAAACGGATCACGGAACCCAAAGGAACCCAAAGATCTAAACCCCACACATAACGCACGCGAGAGTGCTCCGACCAGTGAGCAGGAAGTTTTGTCGTTACAGGCAGCGCCCCCTGTATTCTTGGATGGCCTGAGCGAACCCATCGGGAAATTTTCGATGACTACTGTCTGGCAGCCGTCGCCGGATTTTCGACAACGGGCAGCAGTGTGGGGTATGGCTCTGCCTGAGCCGGAATTTACACCTGCTGAGCTTGCCGCATTCCGGGATTACTGGATGGCGGAGGGGAAGGTTTTCACGCAGGTTCAGTGGGAGCAGAAATTTGCCCGCCACGTGCAGCACGTCAGGGCACAGGTAAAACCAGTCAGCAAGGGGGTAAGCCATGCAGCATCAGGTGGCACGGCATCACGGGCAGTTCAGGAAATCCGGGCAGCACGCGAACAGTGGGAACGTGAAAACGGATTTATCAGCAACGGAAACGGCCTGGAAGCTGTGGGAGCTTATGGGGGAGGTGTATTCGAACCGCTGGACTCAGAAGAATGGGGCCGCACCTTCGAAGCTCTGGATTGCCCAGATTGGTGCGATGACTGAACAGCAAATCCGTCTGGTCTGCCGTCAGTGCATGGACCGCTGCCGGGCGGGTGAAACGTGGCCCCCGGACCTGGCTGAGTTTGTTGCGCTGATTTCGGAGAGTGGGGCAAATCCATTTGGTCTTACGGTGGATGCCGTGATGGAAGAGTACCGGCGCTGGCGCAATGAATCCTGGCGATACGACGGGAGTGATAAATACCCGTGGCCACAGCCTGTGCTGTACCACATCTGCCTCGAAATGCGTACCAGAGGGATTGAGCGCCAGATGACGCAGGGTGAGTTAAAACGACTTGCGGAACGGCAACTGACGAAATGGGCAAAGCATGTTGGTAACGGGATGAGTGTTCCGCCAGTGCGACGACAACTGGAAGGGGCGAAACACCCGAAAGGGCCAACGCCAATTGAACGGCTGAAACAGGAATACGAACGCCGGAAGGCTGCTGGTTTTATTTGAATCTGGGAAACGATTTTGTCGGAGGAAATTTTAATGGAAACCGTATTTGACGCACTGAAAGCACTGAAAAGAGCCTCTTCACAGGTAGTGGCGGCCCGCCTTGGAATCAGCCGTGAAGATGCGGTCAACGAACTGTGGAAACTGAAGCGCCGTGGTGAAGCGGATAACAAGGGGTCGATGTGGTGGCTGACTCAGGCTGGTGAAAGTGAACCAGTGTCACCGGTACCGAAAGTGACAGCGCAAATGCTGACTGAGGCGATTGAACAACATGGCCCACAAACGGCGGATGAGCTGGCACTGATGTTCGGGATTACCTCCCGCCGGGCGAATTCATCGCTGGCCATGGCAATCAGCAAAGGGCGTCTGATTCGCGTAAATCAGGGCGGTAAATTTCGTTACTGCATACCGGGCGCTGATTTACCGGCAGAGCCGGAAGCTGCATCCGTAGCGGAAACCGATGGTAAAGCCTTTCCTCAGCCAGCAGGTGTTGCGTTACCAGTACAGGAAGCTGCAACACAGGAAGATATTAAAACAGAAACTGTGGCTGATATTGTGCAATCGTTGCCATCGTTTACTGAAACGAAAGCAGATGACCTGATTCTACCATCGCTGCATGTGGCTAACCGCGAGTTGCGCCGGGCGAAAAGTGATGTGCAGAAGTGGGAGCGAGTCTGCGCCGCGCTGCGGGAGCTGAACAAGTGCCGGGATATTCTCCGGGATATTACCGCCACCAGAGAACAGCAGCGGTGAGTGGGTGGAAGACGTGGTGCCGGGCTGAAATTCTGATACTCCGGCAGTGTGCGGGAACAATGAAGGTAAAAAGCATTGGCGCACTTATCGGACGAACTGAAGCGGCAGTGAGAACGAAGGCACGGGAGTTGGGCATCAGCATGATGTTACGTGGTGATTTTCACCCGTCGGCAAAATATTCTCAGCGTGATATTGAGCTGGCGCGGCAACTGCATCAGAGAGGCATGCAAAGAAGGGAAATTGCCAGAAAATTAGGCATGCCGTTGCGCATAGTGAATAACTACGTTTATTTCGACAGGAGGGTTCAGGCGTGAGGGTGAGCATTTATATCGCCGGTCCAATGACGGGATATGAAAATTTCAACCGCGAGGCGTTTCACAGGGCGGAAGAAGCACTGAAACGGGAAGGGCATACCGTTTTAAACCCGGCAGTACTTCCGGACGGGCTGACTCAGCCGCAGTACATGGATATTTGCATGGCAATGATTCGTTGTGTGGATGCGGTTTATATGCTGAAAGGCTGGCAGCGATCGGCAGGCGCTAAGGCAGAACTGGCACTGGCGGAGAAACTGGGACATGCGGTTATTTTCCAGGAGGCAACCAGTGAGCGAAATTAATTACCAGGAGCTACGGCAGGTGAAAGAGAAAGCATAATCCAGATCTGAATAATTAAAATCAGCACTGTAAATAAAATTTAATCCTTAACCGGAGGGATTTCTGCACCCTCAGAACATCAGGAGACCGCCTGAAAGGGCGGTAATGAAAAATGACTGAATTAACAAAAGAGCAATTAATCAAAGAAGCCAAATTAAAAATAGCGGTTGCGAAATGTTACCCTAATTCAGAGATGGCCAGGGTAGAGGGAGAGCTATTCAAAATTGCACTGGCATCGCTGGAGGCGGTTCCGGTGGCATGGCTGCATTCAGACAATGGCCTGGGTATTCCAGCAATAACCAGGAGTAAAAACGTTGCTGATAGTTGGTTATCAAAGGGCTGGTATGTTCAGCCGTTATATGTAGCCCAACCTGTACCGGTGGTGCCGGATGCTCGTCCATCTTTAAATAATGGCATTGTCGGATTTGATGAAGGCTGGAATGCCTGCCGGGATGCCATGCTTAATGGAGATAAATCATGATTAATCGTATCAAACTGGAGCACATCCTCGAATATGCCGGGCAGCAGAGGCATATTGGTCAGCATTGTAAAATTCCACCAGGAGATATGGTTGAAATCATGGAGATTGCCATGCGCAAGGCTGGCAACCCTCCGGTAACTCCGGGGCGTTTGCCTGGCGGTTTCACCATTGAGGAGGCGAAGGAGTTACATGAAGACCTGGTGCGCAGCCACATAAGCAAGGCTTTAAGTGGCGAAAAGATGAAGAAGAAGGATCTCGATGCTGATTTGCGCTGGATCCATGGGGTTATAGTCCAGGCCGCCTGGTTTGTAAAAGCATCACTGGAGCAGAATGTGCTAACGGGTAACTCTCAGGTAATCCCTGATGACGGTCGCGAACAGTTTGAAACACTTATCAGGTTCCATGCAGATGATAAAAACCATGAAACATTATTGCTTCGTGCTAACGAAGGGATGAATTACCGGGATCCAAATGTGGATTTGGCATGGATATTCTGGAAATCCAGTCGAGAGCACATATTGCCTGGAAAAAGCGACAATAATCCAGCATCAGGCGATCAGGTAAGTGAATTAACAATGTGGGTGAAGCGGTTATCTCATTCCTTAAAAAGCGTTAATAAATCAAGCAAACTACCGGATAAAGCGATGGACTACCTGAAGCGAAACGGACTGATAAACGAGGAGAATATTTTACGATGACCTGGCCTGAAGCGTTCATAACGGTAGGAATTGCAATGGCGGTGGCGCTGGTGGTGTATTCGATTTGCCGCTGGGGATAAAAACGGTTTGCGGGGAAAGAAGAGTTAAGTAGAATTGCTGCGGGTGCTTGAGGCTGTCTGCCTCGGGCATGCCGCCGTAAGGCAGACAGAGAAAAGCCCCAGTTAACATTACGCGTCTTGCAGGACGCTTAACATTAATCTGAGGCCCAATCTATGCTTCACAAACGTAGGTTAGCCTCTTACGTGCCGAAAGGCAAGGAGAAGCAGGCTATGAAGCAGCAAAAGGCGATGTTAATCGCCCTGATCGTCATCTGTATTACCGTTGTTGTGACGGCACTGGTAACGAGGAAAGACCTCTGCGAGGTACGAATCCGAACCGGCCAGACGGAGGTCGCTGTCTTCGTAGACTACGAATCTGAGAAGTAAGAGTGACCAAGCGAGGGAGAAATCCCTCGCCACCTCTGATGTGTCAGGCATCCTCAACGCACCCGCACTTACCCCGTTTCGGCAGACTTTGTTTTTTCCTGGCATTCTGGTTTACAATTCGCACGTCAGCCTGAACAACTGGCACCTGCTGCGTCACCGGAGAACCCGATGGCGCAACATATAAAATCCCACAATTCTGAAGTCGATCCGGCCATTAAGCGGGGGCGGCGTTCGCACGTATTTAAAACTGACTGGTACCAGCATCCCCCATGCACTGAAGAACAGGCCGAATGGCTGATCCAGTGTTACCGCAGGCGCGGATATGAGTTTGAGAAAGCCCTCAGCCTCGATTATCGTCACTGGATAATCTCCGTCAGGCTCCCTTATTCCGAACGCCCACCGCGTCCGTCCCGCACATTCCAGCAGCGCATCTGGAGGTAACGTGCGGGTATTACTTCGACCTGTTCTGGTACCGGAACTCGGTCTGGTTATCGTTAAGCCAGGCCGTGAATCAATGTCAGTATTCCATAACGGCAGAATATTGGTGGAGCCGGAACCGAAAAACATGCGCGGTCTGCCGTCCGGAGTCGTTCCTGCCGTTCGCCAGCCGCTGGCAGAGGATAAAACATTACTGCCATTTTTCAGCGATGAGCGGGTTATTCGTGCAGCAGGTGGTGCAGGTGCACTGTCTGACTGGTTATTACGTCACGTGAAATCCTGCCAGTGGCCACACGGCGATTATCATCACAGCGAAACCGTCATTCACCGTTATGGTACCGGCGCGATGGTGTTGTGCTGGCACTGTGACAACCAGCTGCGCGACCAGACATCAGAATCACTCGATCAACTTGCTCAGCAGAATCTGGTTGCCTGGATGATTGATGTCATCCGTCACGCAATAAGCGGTACGCAGGAGAGGGAGTTATCGCTGGCCGAATTATCCTGGTGGGCGGCCTGCAATCAGGTGGTGGATGCACTACCTGAGGCAGTAGCGCGTCGTTCGCTGGGATTACCAGCGGAAAAAATCCGCTCCGTATACCGTGAGAGTGACATCGTACCGGGAGAACAGACAGCCATCAGCATACTGAAGCAGCGCACAAAAAATATTGCGCTGCCACTTCACGTCCACCAGCAACAAAATCCACCACAGGAAAAAACGGTTGTCAGTATCGCCGTTGATCCGGAGTCTCCTGAATCGTTCATGAGGCGGCCTAAACGTCGCCGTTGGGTTAATGAGAAATACACGCGCTGGGTAAAGACACAGCCGTGTGCGTGTTGTGGTAAGCCAGCTGACGATCCGCATCACCTGATTGGTCATGGTCAGGGGGGAGTGGGAACAAAGGCCCACGATATTTTCACGCTACCGTTGTGCCGGGAGCACCACAACGAACTTCATGCAGACCCGCTGAAGTTTGAGAAAAAGTACGGCTCTCAGATTGAGTTAATTTTTCGTTTTCTTGATCACGCCTTTGCGACTGGCGTGCTCGGGTAAAAGAGGTGACTGATGCTCATAGATTTGGTTTTACCTTACCCGCCGACGGTGAACACTTACTGGCGACGCCGTGGCAGCACATATTTTGTATCAAAAGCCGGGGAGCGTTATCGCCGGGCAGTGGCGCTTATTGTTCGCCAGCAGCGACTGAAATTAAGCCTGTCCGGACGGCTGGCAATAAAAATTATTGCAGAGCCACCGGATAAGCGCCGCCGTGACCTGGACAATATTCTGAAAGCACCGCTGGATGCGCTGACGCACGCGGGGTTGTTAATGGACGATGAGCAGTTTGATGAAATCAATATTGTACGTGGCCAGCCAGTATCTGGTGGACGGCTGGAGATAAGAATTACAGAGGTGGGTGTGCATGAATAACCAGTATTTACAGTTTGTTCGTGAGCAACTCATGATTGCCACTGCGGATCTTAGTGGGTCGACAAAAGGCCAGCTGGAAGCCTGGCAGGAAAATGCCCTGTTCGATACAGGGCGTTACAGACGCAAAAAAATTCGTTACCGCGATGAGGTAACCGGAAAAATGATCACGCGGGATAATCCCCCGATCCCGGGTAAACAATCACTGGCGAAAGGCTCATCAATTGCCCTGGTCAGTCCGGTTGAGTTTTCGACATCATCATGGCGACGCGCCGTTCTGTCTCTTGAAGAACATCATAAAGCCTGGCTGCAGTGGTGTTACAGCGGTAGCATTTGCTGGGAGCATCAGATCGCGATAACGCAGTGGGCGTGGACTGAATTTAATGCTCAATCCGGTACCAGAAAAATTGCAGGAAAAACTCTGGTGCGCCTGAAGACGTTGATCTGGTTGGCGGCGCAGGCGGTAAAAGCTGAGCTTTTTGGTGGGGAAGGTTACGAATACCAGGAACTGGCGTTACTGGTGGGAGTAACAACCAAAAACTGGTCCAAGACATTTACTGGTCACTGGGTTGCAATGAAACACATTTTTCATCGGCTGGATAGTGAAGCTTTATTGTTGGTGGAGGGAACTCGTTCAAAACAAAAGGCGGCATTTTCATAGCAAAGTATTGCAAAAGTAGACAAAAAGGCATATGTTTCGTGTAAATCTGATATTTTGCCGTTATTATACGTGATGGCAAAGCCACTAAAACCCGTGACCGAGCGGGTTTTTTACCCCCCAAAAAATGGCATAGACATTAAACGTGATGACTATTGTGCCAATACTTTCTCCATCAATGACGCCCCTTGACTGCATGGAATCCAATTTGTTATGTAATGTGTGTTGATATTTTTGAGTTGTTAATCGTGTTACTATGGATGACAGTGCTCTGCTCAGAAACTCTTCACTTTTTGTCGCTTATATGGGCTGTCTCGGATGGGGGAGCGCTTATTTCTATGGATGGGGTACTTCATTTTACTATGGCTTTCCATGGTGGGTTGTCGGGGCTGGTGTCGATGATGTAGCACGAAGTTTGTTTTATGCTGTGACAGTTATTGTTATATTCCTTATTGGATGGGGAGTTGGTATTGTTTTCTTTTTGGGCATAAAACAAAAGCGCAATATACAAAATTTGAGTTTTATCCGGCTTTTTCTCGCGATATTGCTGCTTTTTATTCCACCTGTTCTGGAGTTTTCTGTAATTCATCAGCATGTTGAGCCAGATGTACTGATTTTCTGCGTTCTTGCTGCCTTTGCAATCACGCTTTTTGTCAGGTCTGGAAGAAGACTCGTTTCAGTCAAATGTTTTTCGGAAATGTCTGTTATTCGCCATCACCGAATTGAGTTCATGATGGCTGGGTTTATGATTTATTTCTGGGCATTCTCTCTTATTGCCGGTTGGTACAAACCACAGTTTAAGAGGGAATATCAGGCGGTCCACTATGAGAATGTATGGTATTACATTATTGCGCGCTATGATGATCGTCTGGTGTTATCGAAATCATACAGGAGTGGGGGTAAGAAATTCGTTATATTTAATAGCGGAAATATTAATGATTTTGAAATTAATACTGTCAGAGTACGTTAAAATTTCCTGAGTAATAAAGATTTTACTGCCCGGCATTGAGCGGTTTTTTTATGCCAGAAAAATGGTGCAGTACATAAAATGTGCAGGTGGTTATTAATACCGGTCTTTCAGCTTGCTGGCTTTTTTGACAAGAGTTATTGGTGTGTCACGTTAACCGGAAAAGGGAAAAAGACATGCTGAAACAGCAGGATATGACAGAAACCGCCAGAGCAGTTTTTAATGAATTAAGTGCCACCGAACCGGCGACAGTCGGGGAGATTGCACAGAATACGTACCTTTCACGCGAACGCTGCCAGCTAATACTGACCCAGCTTGTTATGGCGGGTCTGGCAGACTATCAGTTTGGTTGTTACAGACGCCTTCAGTCCTGAAGGCTTTTTTATTTGTGGTAAATGGGCGGCTGGTGGGTGTTAGGGGCACTCACCAGCCATCTGCTCATGCGTTGGGGTCACAAGCAAACCTCAGGCCCATCTGCTTTGCGCAAAAGCGGTATGAGCCTATCAGAGACAGGCTTAATGATCCATGTTTAATACTGTAAAAATATCCAGTTGTGAGTTAATCAACGCCGACTGCCTGGAATTTATCCGGTCGTTACCCGAAAATTCTGTTGACCTGATAGTCACGGACCCGCCGTACTTTAAAGTGAAGCCTGAGGGCTGGGATAACCAGTGGAAGGGCGACGATGACTACCTGAAGTGGCTGGACCAGTGTCTGGCGCAGTTCTGGCGGGTGCTGAAACCTGCCGGAAGTCTTTACCTGTTCTGTGGCCATCGCCTGGCATCTGACATTGAAATCATGATGCGTGAACGCTTCAGTGTACTGAACCATATTATCTGGGCGAAGCCGTCCGGACGCTGGAACGGGTGCAACAAGGAAAGCCTGAGGGCGTATTTCCCCGCCACAGAGCGCATTCTGTTCGCGGAACATTATCAGGGGCCGTATCGTCCGAAAGATGCCGGGTATGAGGCGAAGGGCAGGGCACTGAAACAGCATGTGATGGCTCCGCTGATTGCTTACTTTCGTGATGCGCGTGCTGCCCTGGGGATAACGGCAAAACAGATAGTGGATGCCACAGGAAAGAAAAACATGGTGTCGCACTGGTTCAGTGCCAGTCAGTGGCAGCTACCGAACGAAAGCGATTATCTGAAATTACAGGCGCTGTTTGCCCGGGTGGCAGAAGAGAAGCATCAGCGGGGGGAACTGGAGAAGCCCCACCACCAGCTGCTGGAGACGTATACTTCACTGAACCGGCAGTATGCGGAACTGCAGAGTGAATATAAGCATCTGCGGCGGTATTTTGGCGTGACGGCGCAGGTGCCGTACACGGATGTGTGGACGCATAAACCGGTGCAGTACTATCCCGGGAAACATCCGTGCGAAAAACCGGCAGAAATGCTGCAGCAGATAATCAGCGCGAGCAGTCGTCCGGGGGACCTGGTTGCAGATTTTTTCATGGGGTCGGGTTCGACAGTCAAAGCCGCGATGGCGCTGGGGCGTCGTGCAACTGGCGTTGAGCTGGAGACTGAACGTTTTGAGCAGACGGTCAGGGAAGTTCAGGATTTAGTCAGTCAGAACGGATGATATTGCAGGATTAGTTACGTACCGTTATTATCCTGCGACCGGCCCTTTAGCTCAGTGGTGAGAGCGAGCGACTCATAATCGCCAGGTCGCTGGTTCAAATCCAGCAAGGGCCACCATATCCATACCGCCATTAGCTCATCGGGATAGAGCGCCAGCCTTCGAAGCTGGCTGCGCGGGGTTCGAGTCCTCGATGGCGGTCCATTATCTGCATTATGCGTTGTTGGTTCTGATGAGTGAATCATTGTCTTTTGAGCAACAGGCTATCATATAAGATAGCCTCAGACTTCCTTGTTTATTCTCGCCGGATGCTTCGTAGATATTTGCAGGCATCTGTATGCAGGGGTATTATTGCGGCATATATCATCCGGAAAAATAAAAACTACATGCTGATCCGGAGATGATAGTTACAAGTCCTCCCGGATCCCGCATATTTACTATATTTTATAGATAATTGTTCTTGTTAATATGGAGATGGATAAATGTATTGCCGTGCTGTACCTGTTCTTGTTTTGATATTAGCCAGTCTGACAACTGGCTGCACAAAAGATGTATCGACAAATAATCATGATGCTTCTCTGTATCACTCAGATAAATTAATAAAGTCGCAAAAATTGAGCTCATCGGAACGTACCCCTGATGCCAGTGAAGAAATCCGGCAGTATGCCATTCAGGTCAGGAAAGCCATAGAAGAACAGTTAAAGGATGCGAGTAAGTATTCAGGAAAAGAGTGTTCACTGAGAATGTATATGGCCCCGAATGGTCTTCTGCTACAGGTTAAAAGAGAAAGCGGTGATCCCGATTTATGTCGTGAAGCGATGAATGCAGTAAAGAATGCTGATATACCATCACCACCGTCTTCAGGAGTATATAAAGCATTTAGAAATGGCGTGTTGGATTTTAAACTCTGACAGGGGGAGAAGATTTTCTCCTGTCCTGATGATTTTGGGGCGCTGGAAAGATATTGTGCTGTGAAGTGTTAAATCCCTCACAATTCAGTAAGTTGACAGTTGCCTGTCAGACTGAGCATTTGTTAAAAAAATTTCGCATGGTGAATCCCCCTGTGCGGAGGGGCGACTGGTGAACGGTATGATCTCTTTGATGATCGTAAGCGAGAATACGCGGGTTTGGTGTCACCGGGCTGAACTCACCGGGAGGCACCCGGCACCATGCTCATGGTGATACAGAAATGCGGCTTCAGCCCCTCTCCGGAGGGGCTTTCTTATGGACAAAAAAAGCCCGCGCTGGGAGACGCGGGCGGCAAGGAATAAACAATAAAACGTGAAGTAATACTTCAACTGGCGAATAATACCCGACAGTAATCACTCTGCGCAATAGCGTGGCCTTTTTCGAATTGCGGGCTGTAGTCTCCCTTCTGCCGGGTGTCCTGGTTGCAGATTTCTTCATGGGGTAGGGTTCGGCAGTTAAAGCAGCGATGGCGCTGGGGCGTCGTGCAACTGGCGTTGAGCTGGATACCGGGCGTTTTGAACAGATTGCGCAGGAAATCAGGGATGTATTTAGCGGGAGCGGTTTGCAGAAGTAATCTCCCAAAATGCCATTTTTGGAATATACTGGTATTAAGTCTTTTTGCTCAGGTTAATTCAAAATGGATGTTGCCTGCTCTGTGGTCCTGATTCGCTATCCGATAGATATTTTTCTTGAAAAAGAAAAAGTTTCACTCGATGCCGGAAGTGTTATGCTTGTTGCCAGAAATATAAGAGGGCTTTTCTGTGCTTATGCCGACAGAGTGAAAATGGCAGATATAAGTAACAGCGTCGTCAATCAGTATCTGGAAAGGGAGTGTGAACTGACGGAGTATACACCGACAAAAATGCCTCTTTATTTGATGTCTGATATTTACAATACGGAACTGGCGGAGGCTTTAATAACCCAGCATAGTGAATCCAGTGATACTTTGAAGGATTTCTCTGTTATAACCGCATTTTCATGTATCTCCTTATTTGCAACAGACAGACGTCTGCCATTATTTTTGTCCGGTGCTGTAAATAATATCAGCTGTAAAGTAAGGGCTATAATTCAGACCGACATATCGGCAGGCTGGATGCTTGGTGTGATTGCATTACAATTGCATATGAGCGAAAGCTTGTTGAAGCGAAAACTTAAGGATGAAGGTTATAGCTTTAGTCGGTTGTTGCTGGAGGAGCGAATGCGTGTTGCTGTTAATCTTGTATGTTTCCAGCGAGAGTGTGGACAAGCGATAGCGGAAAAATGTGGTTACTCAAGTAAGTCCTACTTCATTTCTGTATTTCACCAGTATTATGGTGCACCACCTGAGAGCTATGCATATTTGCAGAAAGCAGACGTTATCTGATGTTTTTTCATCAGGCATATATTGATTGACTGTATTAGATATAGTCTGAATGTGTTCAGCATAAAAAGTTATAATCATTTGGTGTTTGCGTGAATATTGATGAGAAAATCAGATGTAGCCAACTGTTACAGCGTATTGAAGCCGTCAATGTGGAACGAACAAAGGTCTTCAGTCGTCTGACAGTTTTATTTTGTACCCCTGATCGACGTTCAGGTCAGGAGATGGTTCTTCTGGATGTAGATGCACTTCGGAACGTCTGTGAGGAGTTCACCGCGGCTAATTCGGAGTTACTGAGTCTTGTTCAGGAGTACAACAGAATTGCAGGTAGTAACGGTTTTGATGAAATCAAAATTATATCCCGTGGATAAAACATATCCTGTATATTTATGTTGTTACATACAGGCGCTTTTAGTATCTGCCGCACGGCAGTTGTACTTCAGAATAAGATGCTTTTGTGACTGGTGGTGTTGTATCTGGGGTTAGCCAGTAGGCAGGTTCAGAGAGTCCGGTGGTAATTATGTGTATGCAGTGGTTGTTGCTGTACCGTGGGCAAGTTCTGGAACTGGCTTCGTCCATTGTAGATGATTGTTAGCTGGATATCAGTTACCTCATGGAAATGTTAAATGACTCACAATTCGGTTGATGGGCTATTGTCTGATCGATGGAAGTCTTGTAAAAACGAGCCAGCATAGTGAATCCCCCTGTGCGGAGGGGCGTCTGACATGGTCTCCATAGCGATGGTCACAATACGCAGATTCAGTAGTCAGGCTGAATCTACCGGGAGGCACCCGGCACTATGCTGCTTATGGTGTATACATAGCGATCGGCCCCTCTCCGGAGGGGCTTTTTTTGTGCGGGAAAAGGCTGTGTTGTTAAGTGTTAAATTCCTCACAGTTCAGATGGTTGATGCTTGCCTGTCTGAGGGGGAGTTGTTAAAAAAGTTCTGCATGGTGAATCCCCCTGTGCGGAGGGGCGACTGGTGTGATTTGCATCTTTTCTGTTGTAGGCAATGCAAACGCGGGTTCAGGGACACCAGACTGGACTCACCGGGAGGCACCCGGCACCATGTTCATGATGATACAGATACGCAGTGTCAGCCCCTCTCCTGAGGGGCTTTTTTATGCAGGAAAAACGCTGTGTTGTGAAATGTTAAATTCCTCACAGTTCAGATGGTTGATGCTTGCCTGTCTTACGGGGAGTTGTTAAAAAAGTTCTGCATGGTGAATCCCCCTGAGCGGAGGGGCATATCAGCGCAGGTGTTTCTACTCTATCCTTTCTGTGCGGGTTCAGGTGCTGATACTGAACTCACCGGGAGGCACCCGGCATCATGCATATGGTTAACAGACACGTAGCGAAGCCCCTCTCCGGAGGGGCTTTTTTATGCAGGGAAAAGGCTGTGTTGTGAAATGTTAAATTCCTCACAATTCATGAGGTTGATGATTGTCTGATTGATGAGGAGTTTGTTAAAAAAAACGGGCATGGTGAATCCCCCTGTGCGGAGGGGTGATATCGTATCATTTCCTGTGTGGCCGACTGATATCACGGACATTTGTTCACCGGGAGGCACCCGGCACCATGCAGTATACAGAGATTAGGCATACATCCAGGCTCCTCATCGCAGGAGCCTTTTTACATGTAAAAAAAAACCGCTCCTGGGAAGAGCGGTTGGCAAGGAAGCAAGGAATAAATAACAAAACGTGAAGTAATTTATTCAGCACCCTAATAATACCTTAGAGTAATCACCTTGCGCAACTGTAAGGGCGTATTTCTTTTTTGCGGGCTGTTTTTCTGTGTGACTTTTGTGTTTCCGGAGGTCAGCCCGTGCCTTCTCTGACTCAGAACATTATCCCGGCCGGGAGGATTCATGGCATTTAAACACTACGATGTGGTCAGGGCGGCATCGCCGTCAGACCTTGCTGAACGACTGACACAAAAACTGAAGGAGGGCTGGCAGCCATTTGGCAGTCCGGTGGCCATCACGCCTTATACCCTGATGCAGGCCATTGCGGCGGAAGGTGATGTCACCACACCAGTGGCGGTGACCGGTAATGAGGGTAAGGCGGTGGCTGTCAGTGCCACCAGCGACCCGGAGTATTACTTTGTTGTGGTTCTGGCAGGGCAGTCAAATGGCATGTCGTATGGTGAAGGTCTTCCGCTGCCGGAGACATATGACCGCCCGGACCCGCGTATTAAGCAGCTGGCGCGCCGCAGTACGGTGACACCGGGCGGTGCAGCATGCAAATATAACGACATCATTCCGGCGGACCATTGTCTGCATGATGTGCAGGACATGAGCCGCCTTAACCATCCGAAAGCGGACCTGTCAAAGGGGCAGTACGGAACCGTGGGGCAGGGACTGCATATCGCCAAAAAACTGCTGCCGTTTATACCGGCGAATGCGGGCATTCTGCTGGTTCCGTGCTGTCGTGGTGGTTCAGCGTTCACCACCGGAGCTGATGGCACATACAGTGACGCGAGTGGTGCCTCGGAGAATTCAACCCGCTGGGGTGTGGACAAGCCGCTGTATAAGGACCTTATCGGTCGAACAAAAGCAGCACTGAAGAAGAGCCCGAAAAATGTGCTGTTTGCCGTGGTGTGGATGCAGGGGGAATTTGATTTTGGCGGTATGCCGGCAAATCACGCAGCACAGTTTGGCGCGCTGGTTGATAAATTCCGTGCAGACCTGGCGGATATGGCAGGTCAGTGCGTCGGTGGCTCTGCTGGCGGTGTTCCCTGGATATGTGGAGATACGACGTATTTCTGGAAGCAGAAGAACGAATCCACGTACCAGACGGTGTACGGCAGCTATAAAAACAAAACGGAAAAGAATATCCATTTCGTACCGTTCATGACGGATGAGAACGGGGTGAATGTGCCGACGAACAAACCGGAAGAAGACCCGGACATTCCGGGTATCGGATATTACGGTTCGAAATGGCGTGACAGCTCAGCCACCTGGACGTCACAGGACAGGGCGAGCCATTTCAGCACCTGGGCACGCCGGGGGATTATTTCCGACCGTCTGGCAACGGCGATTCTGGTGCACGCCGGGAGAACCGCTGAATTCATTACTGGAAAACAGCCTGATATGGTGAGGCCCACCGTACCTTCCGGTGAAGGTCCGGAGAGAGAGGCGGAAGCCCCGGCCAGTAAGCGTACCCTGATGAGTCTGCTGGCATCCGGCGAAGACCTGGCATCACAGGGCTGGCGCTATTATCACAAACCGGCGGGCGGAGACAGTGTTAACAAAAACATTGCTGAAGCGGTGGTCAGTGATGCGGGGGCTACGGGAGGTAAGGCTCTGCAACTGAACAAACCGGAAAACCACATCTGGTTTCTGGAGCATGATGCAGCCGGACAGGGGGCGGAGTTACTGAAGAAGGGCGGACGTGTGAGCGTACGGTTTAAGTTGCCGGGTTCACTGGTGCCGAATCAGTTTGCCCTGGGCATTTACTGGCAGTTGTCGTCCCTGCCGGAGGGGGTGACGCTGTCAGGAGAAGGTAACGATATGCTGATGTCCTTCTTTCTGCAGACGGATACGACGAACCTGAACGCGATGCATCACAGGAAGCCGAATGCGAAGCTGGATACATTCGGGGTCTTTGATAACGGATGGCACACGCTGGCTTTTGAGTTTGCCGGAAACAACAGCATTCAGGTGACACCAGTACTGGATGAGAAACGGGGAGCGGCGTTCACACTGGTGAAGTCACCGGCATCGGGGGTGGCGGACAAACTGCAACTGACCGATATATCAAAATCGGCGACGTATACGCTGCTGATTGACAGCATTGCGGTGGAAGTGAACAGCACAGACACTGCGGCATGATAAAAAAAGCCGCCAGCTACCGGAATGGACTGGCGGTGGTAATACCCATGGAGAAATATAAAGGAACGATACTTTCGTGCTCTGTTTTTTTAAATGAAAACAGTTCTTATTGTCAACAATAACGGTAAGAAATTATGACTTTTATTCATCAGGTGATGCTGTACTTCTGTACGGCAGTCTGTGTGCTGTATCTCCTTTCGGGTGGATACCGGGCCATGCGTGACTTCTGGCGCAGACAGATTGACAAAAGGGCCGCTGAGAAAATCAGCGCCAGTCAGTCAGCCGGAAGCAAACCCGAAGAGCCGCTCATTTAGCGGCAACTTTCTTAATCACACCTTTCGACGAGAAAATCCCATGTCAGAAATTACATCCCTGGTCACTGCTGAAGCAGTGAAGGACGTCCTGCGCTCTGAAGAAGTCCTGAGCGCACTGAAACAGAAACTCCGCCATAAGCTGGAAGCGCGTCTTGATGCAGAAGTGGATGCCATTCTGGATGAGCTGCTTGGTGTACAGGCAGAGCCAGCGACTGAAGCGGGAGATACCACCGCAGAGAGCGGTGAAGTTCAGCCTGAATCACCGGTCGCCGATGCGACTGAACCGCAACCCGAATCGGTCATGATGCTGTAACGGGGGGGCAGGGCCATCAGTAAACTGCTGCTGGCCTTTTTCATGTTGTGAGCTTCCGGATTGCGGGAGACGGGGTATGTACCAGATGGAAAAAATCACAACAGGTGTGTCATACACCACGTCAGCGGTGGGAACGGGCTACTGGTTCCTGCAGTTGCTGGACAGGGTTTCCCCGTCTCAGTGGGCGGCAATAGGCGTGCTGGGGAGTCTGCTGTTTGGGCTGCTGACATATCTGACGAACCTGTATTTCAAAATTAAAGAAGACCGGCGTAAGGCGGCGCGGGGAGAGTAGACGATGAATAAACAATACGAACTGGTTGTTAAAGGGATAAATATTTACCCGGATAAGATTACTGTTACTGTGGCGCTGGAAACTGGTGGGTATACGTCACTGTTGTTGCCAAATGTGGTGATTGATCTTGATCGTGTTGAAGGTGCCCCGCTGGAGTTTTACGAAGCTGAGGCGAAAAAGAAGGCGAAGCAGTTTTTCATGGATATTGCTGCCGGGTTATGTGAAGGGAACGAACCGTTGCCGGAAAAGCGCCTCTGTTCAGAAGAGCGGTATACCATACAAATTAACAATGCATATAACACGATACAGTCAGAAAAAGATGATATCGAATCACGCATTGAAAAACTGGAGAACAGCGTCGTTGAACTGAATAAAAAACTGTCGGTGCAGATCCCTTCCGAAGGTGAAAAAAAACGCCGTGATGAGCAGTTCGCGGCGTTTTACGATTATTGCCGGAAAGTGATGAGCAGAAATCTCGCAGAGTGTTTCCGTATTCAAAAAAACAGAGAGCGCTCTGCAAATAGTGAGATTCTGGATAATTTTTTAAAGGGGACGCATCTCGCCAGTGATTGTTTCATTGCTCATTCTTTTGGTGGCTTTCATGAGGCCATCAAACATGATGTTGAGAGAAGTCCAGGTATCCTCTGTTCCATTCCCGTAAGCATCGAAATAGACACAAATACGATAACCGGTGAACTCGTTACCGCCGGAGTCGGTATATTCCGTCATGAGGGGAACGATGCCAAAGGTTCCTTTACAAAAATCGGGCCGTTCTTTCTGAAGGTAGAGCGATAGTTTGTTAAGTACCCATCCGACAGCTCGCTCATTTTGGTTTATTTTCGTATCGCGAAACAAAAATTCGAAGCGGCCAGATGACGCATGGGTGCAACCAAATACCGGGGCGTATTCATCAACCTTTGGTGTTCCTGAAAACATGCAGTCCGTGCTCTCGAATGCAGATGAATTGCTGTTGATCCACTTAACAAAAGAAAAAAAGGTCTGAATCGCTTGTCTGTCTGAATATTCAACAAAATCCTCAAGGTGTGTCTCGATCAGTTCCGGGTGTTTACGAAAGTCATAATATTGACCGGGACGATATTTATGAGTGGTTGTTTTATCCCATGGTTGTGCTCTGCGTCCCTGTAAACGGAGGTCTGCCGCTGGATAGATAAGCATAAGTAATCTCCTGGTGGAATGTAATCCACGATCATCCGGGGAAATTAAGAACCCGCCAGTGCCCACCACTGGTGGGGTGAAGGCTTAACATATCCAGGGATTCGGAACCGATAAATCCTGATAAATATCCATGAACACCAAAATCAAATACGGCCTGTCGGCTGCCGTTCTGGCGCTGATTGCCGCAGGGGCGCCTGCGCCTGATATTCTCGACCAGTTTCTGGATGAAAAAGAAGGTAACCACACCACGGCATACCGTGATGGTGCGGGTATCTGGACCATTTGTCGTGGTGCCACCAGGGTGGATGGCAAACCTGTCGTCCCGGGCATGAAGTTGTCGAAGAAAAAATGCGACCAGGTTAACGCCATTGAGCGTGATAAGGCGCTGGCATGGGTGGAGAAAAACATCCGGGTGCCACTGACTGAACCCCAGAAAGCGGGGATCGCGTCATTCTGCCCGTATAACATTGGCCCCGGTAAGTGTTTCCCGTCGACGTTTTATAAACGAATTAATGCAGGCGATCGCCGGGGGGCATGCGAGGCGATTCGCTGGTGGATTAAAGACGGTGGCAGAGACTGCCGTATCCGCTCAAATAACTGTTATGGTCAGGTATCCCGTCGTGACCAGGAGAGCGCGCTGGCGTGCTGGGGTATCGACAGATAAGCAGAATATTTTGCTGAAAAATGACGTTGGCCAACGCGGACGGATAACACGAAATCCTGCGAACTGGCAAAACCTAAGTGAATAAAAGTAAAAACCCCGTTTGTTGGCAGCAAGCGGGGTTTTGTGTTTCTGACCTTGGATAAGGCAAGGGAGAACACGGAAAAGTATAAACGAATTCTGTTGAGGTTGACTATGAAAAACGGCCCTGAACTGAAAGCGCCAGTAAGTGATGACATCAGCAGAGCGCTGGCTTTTGCTATTAAGTGGGTGGCGGTCGGTATCGCTGTGTCTCCGATACTGTATGGGCTGGCAAAACTGGTCATTGCGTTGAAATCGTGAAGGGAGGATTAAGCATGTCAGACAAACTCATAATGCTGGCGAAGATCCTCTGTGTAATCGTCGGCATTTCATTTTCACTAATGCTGGTTGCTCTTTTTCTTTCCATGGGCTGGATGATGTTATCTTCGTCGGGGCTGCTGGGGTGAGCATAAACCGAATGCTTTCCGCGTTTACCGTTATTCTGCTGGTGGTCTGTGGTGCGCTTAGTCTGGGGCTGAATCATTACCGCGATAACGCCATCATCTACAAAGCGCAGCGCGATAAAAAAGCCAGAGAGCTGGAGCAGGCAAACGCAACCATTACTGATATGCAGGTGCGCCAGCGCGATGTTGCTGCGCTCGATGCAAAATACTCGAGGGAATTAGCCGATGCGAGAGCTGAAAATGAAACTCTGCGTGCTGATGTTGCCGCTGGTCGTAAGCGCCTGCGGATCAACGCCACCTGCTCCGGTACCGTGCGTGAAGCCACCGGCACCTCCGGCGTGGGCAATGATGCCGCCGTCGAACTCTCTCCGGTTGCTGGACGAAACGTTCTCGGTATCAGAGACGGAATCATCAGCGACCAGGCTGCATTGAGAATGCTTCAGGAATATATCCGCACTCAGTGTATTAACTAGTATTTTTGTTATCCGGAGAATGCATGAAGAAATTACTGGTAACCGTAAAGCCTTTTCAGGGAACAATTCCGTTCCGTATTTTGCAGCGTGGTCGTGTTCTTGTTGAAGGTTCGTTCAGTGGTAAATGTACGCAATTACACTCCCGGACCTTTCAGGTGAATGCCACGAATGAAGAGCTAACCGTTGAGTGTACGATGAATGCCGCTAAATGCCGTATGGTATCGGCTGCATTACAGCCTGTGTGTTGAGCGACCTTATTATCCATGCGCGGTATTGTCGCCGTATTCCCGTATTAACAGAGACCGCAGCCCGACAGGGAGACTCCTCTGCGCGAGTGTGCGGGGATAATCAAAAACGATACACACCGGGGTTTACCGCGTTAACGGAGCGCGGCGTTGTCCTCTCATGGTCGCTGGTTCGGTGCGATGGTGGAAGAAACCTGACGATGTGTTACCTCACAAGACCTGTTATGTCATGTGTCTGATTTGTGATTTAAGTCGGATAATTGTCGTTGCCATTAAGCAGAGGATTGATGCCCGACAGGGTGGCATTGTTAGAATAAGACTTATTCTTATCTGTGCCGGGAATGAAAATGAAAAGAAATCTTCCGTTAATTATTTTGTTGTCTTCTCTGGTTATGGGCTGTACGCAACATAAAACAGATATGCCCCGACAGTTGGTTAAGGCATTACCACAATATCCGGCCTATGCAGCGGCAAATTATATAAAGGGACGGGTTGATGTGAAGTTTGATATTGGTGCTGATGGTACTGTCACCCGAATTGAGTTTATCCGTTCAGAGCCACACCATCTGTTTGATGAGCAGGTTGTAAAGGCGATGGCAAAATGGCGATTTGAGAAGGACAGGCCGCGTAAAGGCGTGAAGAAAACGTTTATCTTTAGTCCTTCTGCACCCTGATTATTTCATCAGAAATTAATTATCACTCTGTTGTTATTCTGTACATCCCGGCTGGGTAAGTCTTGTTCCGCCGGGTATGAAGATGAAATATTGTTGGAGGACAGTGGGTACCTGCTCCTGTAACCGAACGTTCATTTCTCGTTATTTGTCATGCTGGCCGGACGCAGATGCGTTGCATCTGTTGCCAGCCTTCTCCTGCAGGCTTCAATAACCCACGCTGAAAAGTTACCGGACCCTTTATGCTCAAGGGCGATGTTGATCTGTTCAATCATGTGATTGGGGAAACGGATATTGCGGGTTGTGGTTCTGCGGGTCCGGTTTTTCGATGACATATTTATTTCCTTTACTGATTGCCATATGACGGGGATTTTACATGGCTGAGCTTCGTACACTCCAGAGCAGAATCAAAACACTGAATACCCGACGGGTGAATATTCTGAAGGGTGAACAGCGTCGTGTCAGTGGCAGTGCACGTGTTTCCCTCAAGCGTCATATCTGGCTCAGGGATGCCGGGCAGTGCTGTCTCTGTGGTCGTGTGGTTGACCTCTGTGACAGTGAACTCGATCACCGAATTGCACTTCAGTTCGGTGGTGGTAATGAGGAGACGAATCTCTGGACGCTCTGTACCGAATGCCATCGACAAAAGTCTGCTCGTGAAGCGGCGGGTGGTATGCCGGACCCGACGCTGCCGGAGGTGTCCGGAGGTAGTGGCAGAGCGGACGACATCATCGGACTGTAACCCGACCGGGGGGGGTATCATTCGGCGTAAAAAACGATCGCTCCGGACACCGCGCCCCCTCTCACGCAGAGAAAAAATTCCCGTTTCAGGGCAGTTAACATGTTAACTGGCTGTCCGGGCATTTTGCGGTTTTTATCTTTATTATTCAGTTTGTTGCGTGGAAAAAATGTTAACAGGCTTTTTCAGCAAATGTTAACCAGGCAGCAGTTAACATTTGCGGCATGAGACGCCGGGAAAAATGGGCTGAACCATACCCGGCTGAGTGCGTTCTGGACCCGGGAGGAGGCTGTGCTGACAACGCAAAAACGAAAATTTGCGCTGGCGCTCATGTCCGGGAAAAACAAAACAGCGTCAGCCATTGCCGCCGGTTATTCGGCGAAGACAGCCAGGGTTAAAGGCTCGCAGCTGGCAAAAGATCCGGAGGTGCTTGCGTTTATAGCCCGTAAACAGTGCGAGACGGTGGAGGTGGATGAGGTTCCTGTTTACCGGCAGAAAAAATCAGAGCAGGAGGATAAACCCCGTCGCCGTGAGGCGGCTGCAATACCACAGCCGGACGAAACAAATCCGGAGATGCCACCGCCCGTGGTGATATCTCCTGGTATTGAGTATATGGAGGACGGTCTTCCCGATCCGGTGAAAGCGATGGGGCGTCTTCTGGTGGAGAACATTAATACCGACCCCAGGCTGGCGCTGGATGCGGCTTATAAGCTGGCGCAGTTCACGCACCACAAAAAAGGGGATGCCGGTAAAAAATCGGCAAAAGGTGACGCGGCGAAAAAAGCGGCTAACCGTTTTGCGGTGCCACCACCACCCCGACTGGTGGTGAATAATGATAATGAGGGCAACGGATGATACCTGTGTGGAGCACGGCCTGCCCGGACTGGGCAGAGCGCCTGAAAAAGGGGCTGTCGATTATTCCGGCCCCGATTTATCCGGATCAGGCTGCACATGCACTGGCGATTTTTAAACAACTGCGGATTGTGGATGCACCGGGCAGCCCGACGTTCGGGGAGTCCTGCGCACAGTGGGTGTTTGACCTGGTGGCGGCCCTGTTTGGCTCCTACGATGCGCAGACCGGTGTACGCCATATCAAGGAAGTTTTTATCCTTATCCCGAAAAAAAACAGCAAGTCCACGCTGGCTGCCGGGATCATGATGACGGCGCTGTTACTGAACTGGCGGCAGGCGGCGGGCTACACCATTCTGGCCCCGACTGTGGAGGTGGCGGCTAACGCCTTTAATCCTGCGCGGGATATGGTCAGACGTGACGATGATCTGGATGACCTCTGCCAGGTACAGACACATATCCGGACCATCACCCACAGGGTGACGGACACCACCCTTAAGGTGGTGGCAGCCGATCCGAATACGGTGTCCGGTATCAAGTCCGTGGGGACACTGATTGATGAACTGTGGCTGTTTGGCAAGCAGTACAAAGCGGAAGACATGTTACGTGAAGCCATCGGCGGGCTTGCCTCCCGTCCGGAAGGATTTGTGGTGTACACAACCACCCAGTCGAATGAGCCGCCAGCCGGGGTGTTCAGACAGAAACTGCAGTACGCCCGGGATGTCCGTGACGGCAAAATTCATGATCCGCACTTTCTGCCGGTGATATTTGAACACCCTCCTGAAATGGTGGAAAGCGGGGCTCACCTGCTGATGGAAAACCTCGCCATGGTCAATCCGAATCTCGGTTATTCGGTGGATGAGGCTTTTCTGTACCGGGAGTACCGTAAAGCCCGGGAGGCTGGTGAGGAAGCATTTCGTGGCTTCATGTCAAAACATGCCAATGTGGAAATTGGTCTTGCCCTGCGTTCTGACCGCTGGGCGGGTGCGGATTTCTGGGAGCAGCAGGGCAGGCGCGTCAGCCTGGACGATATCCTGCAGCGCGCTGATGTGGTGACGGTGGGGATTGACGGCGGGGGCCTGGATGATCTGCTGGGAATGTACGTGATTGGCCGTGACAGGGAAACCCGCGAATGGCTGGGCTGGGGCCATGCCTGGGCGCATGAAACCGCGGTGGTCAGACGGAAGAGTGAGGCATCCCGGTTTCAGGATTTTGTGGCCTGTGGAGACATGACGATTGTCCGTCGGGTCGGGGATGACACGGCGGAAGTGGCGGAGTATGTGCGTCGTATTCATGAGGCTGAGTTACTGGAGCATATCGGTATTGACCCGTCAGGTGTGGGGCAGATTCTGGATTCACTGGCGGAAGCCGGGATCCCCGACGGAATTGTTGTGGGGATAAGCCAGGGCTGGAAGCTGGGCGGGGCCATAAAAACCACCGAGCGCAAACTGGCTGAGGGAGTGCTGGTGCATGGTGGTCAGCCACTGATGGCCTGGTGCGTTGGCAATGCCCGGGTGGAGCCGAAAGGTAACGCCATCCTTATTACCAAACAGGCCAGCGGACGGGGGAAAATTGACCCGCTGATGGCGCTCTTCAATGCGGTATCCCTGATGTCCCTGAATCCGGAGCCGAAAAAGAAAGAATATGCGGTTTTTTTCATATAACCCTGTTCACCCTGTAACCATCATGGACCGCTGCGGCGGTTTTTTTATTTTCAGGAGGCTGATGTGACTCTTAAACGGGCCTGCTCCCTGCTGACGGTGAAATCCTTCAGTGAGGATGAGCGGGTGATCACCGGGATTGCGTCAACGCCTTCTCCGGATCGGGATGGTGACATCCTGGAGCCGGAGGGCGCGGAGTTTGGCAGTGCGATCCCGTTTCTCTGGCAGCATGACCATTCCCGCCCGGTGGGGCAGTGTACGGTGCGCCGGGTCAGCGAAGGGCTGGAAATCACGGCAACACTGGCGAAGCCCGTGCCGGATATGCCATCGCAACTGGCTGCCAGGCTGGATGAGGCCTGGGCGGCCATTAAGACCGGGCTGGTCAGGGGGCTGTCCGTGGGCTTCCGTCCTCATGAATACACCTTTCTGGACGGAGGCGGACTGCATTTTCTGCGCTGGGAGCTGATGGAGGTGTCTGCCGTCACCGTGCCCGCGAATGCGGAATGCACCATCCGGACCATTAAATCTTACGACCGCCAGTTTTCTGCCGCGTCCGGCAACCGGAAACCGGTGGTGAAAATCGCATCTTCTGCCGGCGCTGCGGCACAGTCAACAACCGTTTTTCATAAGGAAAAGACCATAATGAATATTGGCGAACAGATTAAAAGTTTTGAAAACAAGCGTGCAGCACTGGCAGCCTCCCTTGAGGAGGTCATGACCAAAGCCGCAGAGGAAGGGCGCACGCTGGATGTGGAGGAGGAAGAGCATTACGACAACACCGCAGCGGAAATACGTCAGGTGGATGCGCACCTGAAGCGCCTGCGTGAACTGGAAGCCGGTAAGGCCGCCACGGCGCAGCCGGTGAAACAGGCCGGTAACGGGAATGTGGCCGCGGTGGCTTCTGCGCCGGTGATCCGTGTGGAGCAGAAACTGGATAAGGGGATTGGTTTCGCACGTTTTGCCAAATCGCTGGCTGCGGCTAAAGGTGTCCGCTCTGAAGCCCTGGAAGTGGCCCGTCGTCAGTATCCGGATGACAGTCGTCTGCATCATGTCCTGAAATCGGCAGTGGGCGCGGGGACCACCACGGATCCGCAGTGGGCAGGCAGCCTGTCTGAATATCAGGAATACGCACAGGACTTTATTGATTACCTGCGTCCTCAGACCATTATCGGGCGATTTGGTCAGGGCGGGATCCCTGCACTTCGTCAGGTGCCGTTCAATATCCGTGTGCACGCCCAGGTGTCGGGCGGTGCTGCCGGCTGGGTGGGGGAGGGTAAGGCAAAACCCCTGACGAAGTTTGATTTTGAATCCATCACCTTCAGTCATGCGAAGGTGTCGGCCATTGCGGTACTGACGGAAGAATTGATCCGTTTTTCCAGTCCGGCTGCTGATGCACTGGTCCGTAATGCGCTGGCGGAAGCGGTGGTGGCGCGTCTGGATACAGACTTTGTGGACCCGAAAAAAGCGGCGGTGGCAGATGTCTCCCCGGCGTCCATCACCCATGATGTGAAGGGCACGGCATCAAGCGGTAACCCGGATGCGGATGCAGAGGCGGCGTTTGGACAGTTTGTGGCAGCAAACCTGCAGCCCACCGGTGCGGTCTGGCTGATGTCCAGCACCAATGCCCTGGCGCTGTCCATGCGTAAAAATGCGCTGGGTCAGAAAGAATACCCGGACATGACCCTGCTGGGTGGCTCCTTCCAGGGGCTGCCGGTGATTGTCTCCCAGTACGTGGGTGATCAGCTGGTGCTGGTGAATGCCCCGGATATTTATCTGGCGGATGACGGCGGCGTGGCAGTGGATATGTCCCGCGAGGCATCACTGGAAATGCAGTCTGAGCCGACCGGCGACAGTACCACGCCGTCGCCGGTGGAGCTGGTTTCCATGTTCCAGACAGGCAGCGTGGCCATCCGTGCGGAGCGCTGGATCAACTGGCGTCGTCGCCGTACCGCGGCGGTGGCGGTGATCACCGGAGTGAACTATGGCAGTGCGTCCGGCGGCTGAGTCTGATAAGGAGGACGGGAGGCGTGTGCCTCCCGTAACAGGTTATGGCAAAGATCCGATATCTGCAGGGCACGCATGATGCCCGGGCCGGGGATATCCGTGATGTGGCACAGCCGTGTGCGGAGGTGCTGGTTCGCCTGGGAAAGGCGGAGTACATCACGGTGCGACGTCCGGCAGGTCAGAAAAAGAAACGTGATGCGGAGCATGGCGAATGTGGAACCTTTTACGGCGAACCCGAAAAAACCAGAAATCAGGACGTGACGTAAGAGAGGCGGGCTGGACCAGCCTGTTTCAGGCGGTGGCTGAGCCCTTTTCCGGTGCCTGGCAGCAGGGCGTGAAAGCCGATCCTGAAGCCGTCCTCTCCTTTCATGCGGTGTTTGCATGTATTTCGCTGATATCCCAGGATATCGCCAAAATGCGGCTGCGTCTTATGCAGACGGATGCGCAGGGGATACGCAGGGAAACGCGCCGGGGGGATATTGCCCGCCTCTGTCGTCGTCCCAACGCCCAGCAGAACCGCATCCAGTTTTTTGAACTGTGGCTGAACGCCAAACTGCGTCACGGCAATACGGTGGTGCTGAAAATCCGTAATGCCCGGGGGCAGATCAAAGAACTGCGTATTCTGGACTGGAACCGGGTTGAACCTCTGGTGGCGGATGACGGCGAGGTGTTCTACCGCATCACGCCGGACCGGAACTGCGGGATCACTGAGGCGGTGACGGTGCCTGCCCGGGAAGTGATCCACGACCGGTTTAACTGTTTTTTTCATCCGCTTATAGGGTTGCCGCCGGTGTATGCCGCCGGGCTGGCGGCCACGCAGGGGCATCATATTCAGGAAAATTCGACGTCTTTTTTCAGAAATGGCGGCAGGCCGTCCGGGGTGATTGAGATCCCCGGCAGTATTACGGAAGAAAATGCGAAAAAACTGAAGAGCAACTGGGACAGCGGGTATACAGGCGAAAATGCGGGGAAAACGGCCATTCTGAGCAACGGGGCAAAATACAACCCCACGACGTTTTCACCGGTGGATTCGCAGACGGTGGAACAACTGAAGATGACCGCTGAAATTGTCTGTTCGGTGTTCCGTGTCCCGGCCTACAAGATTGGCGTGGGACAACCGCCTTCCAGTGACAACGTGGAGGCGCTGGAGCAGCAGTATTATTCCCAGTGCCTGCAGACGCTGATTGAGTCCATTGAACTGTTACTGGATGAGGCGCTGGAAACGGGGGAAAACGAGAGTACGGAATTTGATGTCACCACGCTGCTGAGAATGGACAGTGAGCGGCGCATGAAAACGCTGGGGGATGCGGTGAAAAATACGCTTCTCACGCCCAATGAGGCCCGTAAACGGGAGAACCTGCCGCCCCTGGCCGGCGGTGATGCACTGTATCTTCAGCAGCAGAACTACAGTCTGGAAGCGTTGTCCCGCCGTGATGCCCGTGAAGATCCGTTCGCGTCGTCCGGTAAAACAGCTTCCGTGCCTCAGGCGGTCGCTGCCTCTGACGGTAATAAGGCAATCACTGAAACAGAGCATGATGCGGTGAAGGCGATGTTCAGGGGGATTCTGAAAAAATGAATGAACGTGAACTGTCCATTATCCGTGCGCTGGGTGAAGAATTTTCCGCAGTGCTGGCGGATTTACAGCGCACATTTGAGGGGAAAATAGCCGCGCAGGCACAAACGTTTGAAGAAAAACTGGCTTCCCTGTCTGTGGTATTACAGAAGTGCGTGACGGGCGATGATGTGCGTCCGATGCTTGAGCAGATGGTGAAGGAGGCGGTAAGCCATATCCCTGTTCCGCGTGACGGTCGTGACTATGATCCCGATGTTCTGCAGAAGGCGGTGAATGATGCTGTCGGGAAAATACCGGTACCGGCGAACGGTAAAAGTATTACTCCCGATGATGTGCGTCCGATGATTGAGCAGATGGTGAAGGAGGCGGTAAGCCATATTCCTGTTCCGCGCGACGGTCGTGACTATGATCCCGATGTTCTGCAGAAGGCGGTGAATGATGCTGTCGGGAAAATACCGGTACCGGCGAACGGTAAAAGTATTACTCCCGATGATGTGCGTCCGATGATTGAGCAGATGGTGAAGGAGGCGGTAAGCCATATTCCTGTTCCGCGCGACGGTCGTGACTATGATCCCGATGTTCTGCAGAAGGCGGTGAATGATGCTGTCGCAAATATTCCGCTGCCGGCAGACGGTAAAAGTATCACCCCGGATGATGTGCATCCGATGCTTGAACAGATGGTGAAGGTGGCGGTAAGCCATATTCCTGTTCCGCGTGATGGTCGAGACTACGATCCGGATGTTCTGCAGAAGGCGGTTCTGGATGCGGTGAGTGCCCTGCCGGCTCCGCAGGACGGGCGTGATGCCACGGCACTGGAAATACTCCCCGCCATTGACGATCAAAAATCCTTTCCCCGGGGCACGTATGCCACACACCAGGGCGGACTCTGGCGGGCGTATGAAAAAACGCACGGGATGCGGGGATGGGAATGCCTGGTTGACGGGGTGGCGGATATTGACGTCAGTATGACGGGTGAACGGTTGTTCTCTGTGGTGGTCCGGCAGAGCAGCGGTCAGCGTACGGAAAAAACATTTTCCCTGCCGGTGATGCTCTACCGCGGTGTGTTCAGAGCCGGTGAAACCTACCACCCCGGCGATACGGTGACATGGGGGGGCTCGCTGTGGCACTGCAACAGTATGACCGGTGATAAACCCGGAGAAGCTCATTCATCAGCCTGGACCCTGGCTGCAAAACGTGGGCGGGATGCAGGAGGCGGAAAATGACGGCATTACTGACACTGGAAGAGATCAAGGCACATCTGCGTGTCGACCATGACGCGGATGATGACATGCTGATGGACAAGGTTCGTCAGGCTACCGCCGTGCTGCTGGCCTACATTCAGGGCAGCCGGGATAAAGTGATTCGTGAGGACGGTGAACTGATCCCGGGCGAGGCATTAACCCGGATGAAGGGGGCTGCCATGCGGCTGACCGGGATGCTGTACCGGAATCCGGATCTTGCGGAGCGGGAAGAACTGCTTCAGGGGGAGCTGCCGTTTTCTGTTTCCGTGCTGATTTACGATTTGCGTTGTCCGACGGTGTTATGAGGAGGGGGAATGGCAATATATGCAGGTCGTCTGACACAGATGATAAGTGTTCTGAACCCGGTGTTAACCCGTAATGCTGCCGGAGAAATGACGGAAGAATGGGTGTCATGTGGGAAAATTCATGCGGATATCCGTGGCAGGAGCAGCCGGGAGCGGATGCAGTCCGGTGCGGAAATGGCGCAGGCGGAAATCCGCATCTGGGTGCGCGGTCAGTCCGGTCGGGAAATCACGGCAGCGTCACGACTTCATGTGCTGAGTGGTCCATGGCGTGACCGGATCCTGAACGTTGTCGGGCTGCCCGTGCCGGATGCGACCGGCGGGCGTCTGGAAATTCTCTGTCGGCTGGGAGGGGAAAAATGATCGAAACCCTGCTGGATTTTTCGGGGCTGGAGGACATCCGCCGCGATTTGCAGCTTCTGAGTGGTGCGGAAAATAACCGGGTGCTGCGTGAGGCAACCCGTGCGGGTGCGAATGTGCTGAAAGAAGAAGTGGTGTCACGGGCACCGGTGCGCAGGGGAAAACTGCGCCGCAATGTGGTGGTCCTTTCCCGGCGCTCCCGCGATGGCGGGATGGAATCCGGTGTCCATATCCGTGGTGTTAATCCGGACACCGGTAACAGCGATAACACCATGAAGGCGGATAACCCGCGGAATGCTTTCTACTGGCGGTTTGTGGAAATGGGGACCGTGAATATGCCACCGCACCCGTTTGTGCGCCCGGCGTTTGATGTGCGCAGTGAACAGGCAGCGCAGGTGGCGATTGCGCGGATGAACCGGGCCATTGATGAGGTACTGAGACGATGACGGAGGCGGATTTGTATCCTCATCTGGCGCATCTTGCCGGCGGGCAGGTGTACCCGTATGTGGTCCCCCTGCTGGATGGCAGGCCGTCGGTGGCGCTTCCGTGGGTGGTTTTCAGCCTGATTTCATCGGTGTCTGCGGACGTGATGGGCGGGCAGGCGGAGTCCTCAGTGTCGGTGCAGATAGATGTTTATGCCGGGACTGTGACGCAGGCGCGTCAGATACGTCAGGACGCCCGTGAAGCCATAATGCTGCTGGCCCCGGGAGCCGTCAGTGAAATGCAGGACTATATTCCGGAAAACCGCTGTTACCGTGCAACCCTGGAGTTTCAGGTGACGGTGTGACTTTTTCTTTTTTCCCACAAAACCCATACCCCGCCGCGTGCGGGTTTTTTATTATCAGGAGGCAGAATGTCTGCTTTGTATGAACGCTCACAGCTGACGCAGGTGATGATTTCATCTGCCCCGGCGACTGCTGAAACTATGGATAAGGCGGAATATCTGCGCCTGGACTGCACCATCAAGGAAGTCCAGTTCACCGCCGGTCAGAAACAGGATATTGATGTGACCACGCTCTGCTCCACAGAGCAGGAGAACATCAATGGTCTGGGGGCGTCGTCTGAGATTTCCATGTCGGGTAATTTTTATCTGAATCAGGCCCAGAACGCCCTGCGTGATGCCTATGACAATGACGCGTTGTATGCGTTTAAGGTGCTGTTTCCGTCCGGTAAGGGCTTTAAATTCCTGGCGGAAGTGCGCCAGCACACCTGGTCATCCGGTACCAACGGCGTGGTGGCTGCAACGTTCTCACTGCGTCTGAAAGGCAAACCGGTGTCCTTTGTGGTACCGCTGGCGTTTGTGAAAAATCTGGATAAGACACTTACCGTGAATACCGGTGCGCTGCTGACAATGTCAGTCAGTGCCAACGGGGGAATGCCGCCGTATAAATACGCCTGGAAGAAGGATGGTCAGCCGGTTGACGGGCAGACGACAGACACCTTCAGTAAGCCCGGTGCGCAGTCCGCCGATGCGGGGAAATATACCTGCGTGGTGACCGATTCGGCAGAGAAAGCACAGAGTGTGACGTCTGTTGAATGCACCGTGACAGTGAGCGCAGCCGCCGGATAAGGGGATGGGGCATCATGAAAAAGGATCTGAAAACGCTGGCGCTGGCCAGACTGTCAGGGTTTCGTCATAAAACGGTGAAGGTGCCGGAATGGGGTAATGTCAGCGTGGTGCTGCGGGAGCCTTCGGCAGAGGCCTGGTATCTGTGGCAGGACGTGCTCAATGGTGATGGAGAGGATGACGATACCCTGTCGGTGGTGGCGAAAACCCGCCGTAACCTGGAAGCGGATGTGACGCTGTTCTGCGATGTCCTGTGTGATACGGACCTGCAGCGGGTGTTCACTCCGGACGACCGTGAGCAGGTGCTGGCCGTCTATGGTCCGGTACATGCCCGGTTGCTGCGTCAGGCACTGGAACTGATCGCTGATGCAGAGTCGGCCAGAAAAAAGTAGCCCGCCCGGAAATTCGCTTTCTGATGCGACTTGCGCTCCGTCTGGGGCGCACCTTATCTGAACTGCGGCACAGCCTGAGTGCGAGCGAGGCGATGATGTGGATGGAGTTCGACAGGATATCCCCGCTGGGTGATGAGCGCGGGGATATCCGTAATGCACAGATCGTGAAAGCGGTTTTCGGGGCACAGGGTATGAATGTTGCACTGAAGGACGCCATGCTCTGCTGGGGCGAGGATGAGGATAAGCCGGAGGTGGATCCGTTTGCGGCGCTGGAAGACGCGCTGAGCTTTGCAGCACAGTCATGAATGATGAGAACCGCTGAGGCGGTTTTTTTACGCCCGGAGAAAGGTGAATGGCGACGTTACGTGAACTGATTATCAAAATTTCGGCAAATTCACAGTCATTCCAGTCGGAGATCCAGCGGGCGTCCCGTATGGGCAGTGAATATTACCGTACCCTGCAGAATGGCGGACGTCAGGCTGCTGCGGCAGCCAGGGAGCAGCGCCGGGCTCTGGCTGAGCTGAACAGCCAGTTGACGGAAATCCGCGTTTCGGCTGTCGGAATGACCGGTGCGTTTGCCGGTGCCTTTGCCACCGGACACCTGATTTCGCTGGCGGATGAATGGAGCTCCGTGAATGCCCGTCTGAAACAGGCGTCGCAGTCATCGGATGAATTTGCGTCATCACAGAAAGTGCTGATGGACATCAGCCAGCGGACAGGCACCGCATTTTCGGATAATGCGGCCCTGTTTGCCCGTTCGGCTGCCTCGATGCGTGAATATGGTTACAGTGCTGATGATGTGCTGAAGGTGACGGAGGCCATTTCGACAGGGCTGAAAATTTCCGGTGCCAGTGCGGCAGAGGCGGGTTCGGTGATCACCCAGTTCAGCCAGGCGCTGGCACAGGGGGTATTGCGCGGCGAGGAATTTAATTCGGTCAATGAAAGTGGGGACCGGATCATTCGCGCACTGGCTGCAGGCATGGGTGTGGCCCGTAAGGATCTGAAGGCGATGGCGGACGATGGTCAACTGACGGCGGATAAAGTCGTTCCCGCGTTAATCAGCCAGCTGGGGATATTGCGTGATGAATATGCAGCCATGCCGGAAACGGTGTCTGACGGGATCACGAAGGTGGAAAACGCCTTTATGGCCTGGGTGGGTGGCGCGAATGAGGCCAGCGGAGCGACGAAAACGCTCTCCGGCGCGCTGAACGGTGTGGCCGGAAATATTGATACCGTGGCAACAGCTGCGGGTGTGCTGGTTGCTGTCGGGGTGGCCCGGTACTTTGGTAATCTGGCTTCCGGAGCGATGTCTGCCACGGCAGGACTTGTGACCGCTGCACGTAATGAAGTGGCACTGGCTGAGGCCCAGTTAAGGGGAACGCAGATTGCTACGGCGCGGGCAAGGGCTGCCGTGTACCGGGCTCAGCAGGCTGTGGCGGCAGCCCGCGGGACTGAGATGCAGATTGCGGCAGAGGCCCGTCTGGCGGTCACACAGGAACGCCTGAACAGAAATATTGCTGCCAGAACCGCCGCCCAGAATGCGCTGAACAGTACAACGGCAGTGGGTTCTCGTCTGATGAGCGGTGCGCTGGGACTGGTTGGAGGCGTACCCGGACTGGTGATGCTGGGAGCTGCCGCATGGTACACGCTGTACCAGAATCAGGAACAGGCCAGGGAGTCTGCGCGCCAGTATGCACTGACGATTGATGAAATCGCGCATAAAACGCCATCAATGTCTCTGCCTGAAGCCTCAGATAATGAAGGGCGAACACGGGAGGCGCTGACAGAGCAGAACCGGCTGATTGATGAGCAGGCCAGCCGGGTGAAATCCCTGCAGGAAAAAATCGCCGGGTATCAGTATGTGCTGGCTAATCCGGGCTGGACGACCGGTAACGGCTTCATGATAAACCATCTGACATCGGTGAAAACTGTAACGGAAGAGCTTGCTCAGGCAACAGAGCAGTTTGCTGTTGAGCAGTCCCGCCTGGCACAGATGCAGGAAAAAGCGCAGTCCATTCAGGATGTGCTTGCCGGACTGGAAGAGCGCCGTGTTGTGTTAATTCGTCAGCAGGCAGCAGAGCAGAATAAAGCGTATCAGTCACTGCTGGTCATGAACGGTCAGCATACGGAATTCAACCGCCTGCTGGGGCTGGGTAATGAACTGCTGCAACAGCGTCAGGGACTGGCGAGTGTACCGCTGCGACTGTCACAGGCCACTCTGGATGATAAACAGCAGAGCGCCCTGAATAACACAGAGCGTCAACTGGCCCTCTCCCGGCTGAAAGGGGAAGAAAAAGAGCGTGCCCGGCTGGGGTATGCGGCGGATGACCTTGGTCTGGTGGGGGATATGTATCAGGAGGCGAGGCAGCGTTACATCCGTAATTCGATGGAAGCCTGGCGCAATAATGAGGCGAATAAACCCAAATCCCGGGCCGGAAAATCAGGGGCGGAAAAAGCGGAAGACAGTTTTTCCCGTCTGCTGAAGCAGCAGAAGGAACAACTGGCACTGGCCGGGAAGAATACAGAACTGGCAAAACTGAAATACCAGACCTCGCAGGGCGAGCTGAAAACCCTGACGGAGATACAGAAGCAGGAGCTGCTGCGCAATGCTGCCCTGATTGACCAGAAGAAAATCCGGGAGCAGTTACGGGCCCGGGAGGAGGCTCTGAAAAATGATAATGCAGACGAAAGGGCATCAAATGACGCTGAGCTGCTGGGGTACGGGCAGGGTGAGCGGGTCCGTGAACGGATGCGGGAGCTGCAGCAGATTCGTGACGGCTACCGCCAGAAGGATGCGGACCTGCAGTCTCAGTATCAGACAGGGGATATCAGTGAGGATTTTTACAGACAGGCGCTGGCGCAGAATGCGCAGTATCTGAGTGAACGACTGAAAGACCAGGAGGCTTTTTATGCCGAATCGGATGCGCAGCGTGCTGACTGGCAGAAAGGGCTGCAGGAAGGGCTAAGTAACTGGGTGGACAGCGCATCAGATTACGCTTCACAGTCAGCACAGCTTGCGACAGACGGTATCTCAGGGATGGTGAATAACATCACGGAGATGCTGAACGGAAATAAAGTGGAATGGCGCAGCTGGGCAGCATCAATCCTGCAGGAAATATCAAAAGTTCTTATGAATGCGGCCATTGTCAACGGCATTAAGATGGCGGCAAACAGTATGTCCGGTGCAGGAGGATTTTTCGGCAGTATAGGCAACTGGCTGGGTGGCGCGGTGGCAAATGCAAAAGGCGGCGTTTATACCTCGGCAAACCTGAGTGCATACAGTAACAGTATTGTGGACACGCCCACGTACTTTGCCTTTGCAAAAGGGGCAGGGCTGATGGGGGAGGCCGGACCTGAAGCCATCATGCCCCTGACCCGGGCAGCGGATGGTTCACTCGGCGTGCGTGCGGTGGGCCGCATGAACGGCAGTGCGGGTCTGGTGTATTCCCCGGTGTACCACATCGCCATTCAGAATGACGGCGCTAACGGGCAGATAGGGCCGGAAGCGGCGGGCACCCTTGTGCAACTGATAGACCAGAGGGTACAGGCGGTGATGTTATCCATGCGTCGTGACGGAGGAATGCTGAGTGGATGAGATTAAGACCCTTCACTGGTGTCCCCGGGAAGGGATGCAGGTGACGGAGAAACCGTCGGTGGTGACGGTGAAGTTTGGCGACGGTTATCAGCAGCGTCGTCCGGCAGGACTGAATGCGCAACTGAAGACCTTTCAGGTGGTTTTTCGGGTGACAACGGATGCTGAGCGGGAGGCACTGTCCGCGTTTCTGTCATGGCATGGTGGTTACCGGGCTTTTTTGTGGAAGCCCCCGAAACATAACCGGACGGTCAGGGTGGTGTGCCGGGAGTGGAGTATTACGGATAACGCCCGGTACAGTGATTTCAGTTGCACGATAGAGCAGGTGGTGAACTGATGCAGGATATTCACGAAGAAAGCCTGAACGAGTCGGTTAAGTCAGAGCAGTCACCGCGGGTGGTGCTCTGGGAAATCGACCTGACGGTGCAGGGCGGTGAGCGGTATTTTTTCTGCAATGAGCTGAATGAAAAAGGGGAGCCGGTGACCTGGCAGGGGCGTGAATATCAGGCGTACCCGATTGAGGGCAGCGGCTTTGAGATGAACGGAAAGGGCAGCAGTGCCCGCCCGTCGCTGACAGTGTCCAATCTTTTCGGCCTTGTCACCGGGATGGCGGAGGATTTGCAGAGCCTGGTGGGGGCCACGGTGGTCCGTCGCCGGGTGTATGCGCGTTTTCTGGATGCGGTGAACTTTGTGGCAGGCAATCCTGAGGCAGACCCGGAGCAGGAGCTGACGGACCGCTGGGTGGTGGAGCAGATGTCAGCGCTGACGGCCATGACGGCCTCGTTTGTGCTGGCGACACCGACGGAGACGGACGGTGTGCTGTTTCCCGGTCGCATCATGCTGGCGAACACCTGTATGTGGGATTACCGGGGCGATGAATGCGGGTATAACGGTCCGGCAGTGGCGGATGAGTTCGACAACCCCACCACGGATATCCGGAAGGACAGATGCAGTAAATGCATGCGCGGGTGTGAGATGCGCGGCATGGCGGTTAATTTCGGCGGTTTCCTTTCCATTAATAAACTTTCGCAGTAAATCCCGTTTTATGACACAGACTGAATCAGCGATTCTGGCGCATGCCCGGCGGTGTGCGCCAGCGGAGTCGTGCGGCTTCGTGATAAGCACCCCGGAGGGCGAGCGGTACCAGCCCTGCGTGAATATCTCCGCAGAGCCGGAGGCGTATTTTCGTATTGCACCGGAAGACTGGCTGCAGGCACAGATGCAGGGGGAGATTGTGGCGCTGGTCCACAGTCATCCCGGTGGACTGCCCTGGCTGAGCGAGGCGGACCGGCGGCTGCAGATAAAGAGTGCCCTGCCCTGGTGGCTGGTCTGCCGGGGTGACATTCACCGGTTCCGCTGTGTGCCGCACCTGACCGGACGGCGCTTTGAACACGGTGTGACGGACTGTTACACCCTGTTCCGGGATGCATACCATCTGGCGGGGATAACGCTGCCGGATTTTGTGCGTGAGGATGACTGGTGGCGCAACGGTCAGAACCTGTACCTGGACAATATGGAGGCCACTGGCTTTTACCGTGTGTCTCCGTCCTGTGCACAGGCAGGCGATATTCTGCTGTGCTGCTTTGGTTCATCGGTGCCGAATCATGCTGCCATTTACTGTGGCAACGGTGACCTGCTTCACCATATACCTGAACAACTGAGTAAACGGGAGAGGTATTCTGAAAAATGGCAACGACGAACGCATTCTGTCTGGCGTCACCGCCACTGGTCCGCATCTGCCTTCACGGGGATTTACAACGATTTGGTCGCCGCATCAGTCTGTATGTGAACACGGCAGCGGAGGCCATCCGTGCCCTGTCGCAGCAGGTGCCGGGATTCCGCCGTCAGATGAACGAAGGCTGGTATCAGATACGTATTGCCGGTGAGGATACCGCGCCGGACCAGATATCGCCCCGACTGCATGAGCCACTGAACCCGGGGGATGTCATTCATCTGGTTCCCCGGGCAGAAGGTGCCAAAAGTGGCGGAGTGTTTCAGGCCGTGCTTGGCGTTGCGCTGGTTGCGGCAGCTATCTGGATGCCGGGTATCGGTATTGCAGCCAGCAACATCATGTTTTCCATGGGCTCTGCAATGGCACTGGGTGGTGTGGCCCAGATGCTGGCCCCGAAGGCAAAGACGCCGGAGTACAAAAGCACGGATAACGGCAGACAGAACACGTATTTTTCGTCACTGGACAACATGATTGCTCAGGGGAATCCGGTGCCGGTGCCTTACGGTGAAATGCTGGTTGGTTCACGACGGATATCCCAGGACATCAGCACCCGTGATGAGGGCGGTGACGGGAAAGTGGTGGTTATCGGGCGGGGATGAAAAAAAATCCCGCAGTGTTCGGCGCCTGCGGGAAGAGATACGAAGATTAACTTTAAGGAATTTTTCATTATTCTGGCAGATGAACTGTAACGCAGCGTGATTATGAGCACTACAGTCAGTGTGCGGAAATGTGAATAAACTCAGAATTTTTATTCACGGGAAGGGAGGGGCCGGATATCGGTGGCAGAGGACAGAAGGCATCATGCCGGTTTAAGGGGATAAAAAAATCCCGCAGTACTCCGTGCTGCGGGAAGAGAACGATGTTGACTAACCTGTTGGCGTTTTATTTTTATTGACCCGAAGAAACTGTAACCTGCCGGAATGCACTCTGCCACGGAGAATGACTGAAAATGTGAAGAAAATCAGAGTTTTTATTTATCCCGTACATTCGTCTCTGGCGACAGAGTGGCGTCAGTAATGTCCGTGATACTGAGGGGGGAATTAAAAAATCTCCCGTAATACACCTGGATATTGACGGGAGAAACGAATAGTCACCTTAAGGAGTAGTTTTGATTATTGCCTGTAATCAGCGGGCGAATTGTAACGTATGGTGATTATGAGTGCCACAGGTAATTTGCAGAAATGTGAATAAATTCAGAATTTTTATTCACAGGAAGGGGCTGCGGGATATCGGTGGCAGAGGACAGAAAATATCAGGCCGGGTTTAAGGGATAAAAAAATCCCGCAGAGTTAGCGGAGCTGCGGGAAATAAACGATGAAGATTAACGTTATGGAGTTATTTTTCAGGCATCAAAAAAGTAACGCAGCGTCATTATTGCGGCTACAGGCAATTTGCAGAAATGTGAAGAATTTCAGAAATTTTATTCCGTCATGACACAGGCACCCTCCGGGGTGCCTGTTGTTTTTGGGCATAAACAGATTCAGACATCAGACAGGAGAGGGGGACAGAGTGGGTAAAGGGGGCGGCAAGGGGCACACACCGCGTGAGGCGAAGGACAATCTCAAGTCAACGCAGATGATGAGCGTGATTGATGCCATTGGTGAGGGACCGGTGGAAGGTCCGGTGAAGGGACTGCAGAGTATTCTGGTGAACAAAACCCCGCTGACGGACACGGACGGTAATCCCGTGATACACGGTGTGACCGCCGTCTGGCGTGCCGGGGAGCAGGAGCAGACACCGCCTGAAGGCTTTGAGTCCTCCGGGGCGGAAACCGCACTGGGTGTGGAGGTGACGAAGGCAAAGCCGGTGACGCGCACCATCACGTCAGCGAACATTGACCGTCTGCGGGTCACCTTCGGGGTGCAGTCACTGGTGGAGACCACCTCAAAGGGTGACCGTAATCCCTCTTCTGTCCGGCTGCTGATTCAGCTTGAGCGTAACGGTAACTGGGTGACGGAGAAGGATGTCACCATTAACGGCAAGACCACCTCGCAGTACCTGACGTCGGTGATTCTGAATAATCTCCCTGAGCGCCCCTTTAACATCCGGATGGTCAGGGTGACGGCGGACAGCACCACGGACCAGCTGCAGAACAGAACGCTGTGGTCGTCATACACCGAAATCATCGATGTGAAACAGTGCTACCCGAACACGGCCATTGTGGGGCTGCAGGTGGATGCGGAGCAGTTCGGTGGCCAGCAGATGGTGGTGAACTACCATATCCGCGGCCGCATCATTCAGGTGCCGTCAAACTATGACCCGGAAAAACGCACCTACAGCGGTATCTGGGACGGGAGTCTGAAACCGGCATACAGCAATAACCCGGCCTGGTGCCTGTGGGACATGCTGACCCACCCGCGCTACGGGATGGGAAAACGCCTGGGGGCCGCGGATGTGGACAAGTGGGCGCTGTATGCCATCGGGCAGTACTGCGACCAGACGGTCCCGGATGGTTTCGGGGGCACAGAGCCGCGGATGACTTTCAATGCGTACCTGTCACAGCAGCGTAAGGTCTGGGATGTCCTGGGGGATTTCTGCTCGGCGATGCGCTGTATGCCGGTATGGAACGGCCAGACGCTGACGTTCGTTCAGGACCGCCCGTCGGATGTGGTGTGGCCGTACACCAACAGCGATGTGGTGGTGGATGATAACGGCGTGGGGTTCCGCTACAGCTTCAGTGCCCTGAAGGACCGGCACACGGCGGTGGAGGTGAATTACACCGACCCGCAGAACGGCTGGCAGACTTCCACGGAACTGGTGGAAGACCCGGACGCCATCCTGCGCTACGGGCGCAACCTGCTGAAGATGGATGCGTTCGGCTGTACCAGCCGCGGTCAGGCCCACCGTGCCGGACTGTGGGTGATAAAGACCGAACTGCTGGAAACGCAGACGGTGGATTTCACGCTCGGGTCACAGGGGCTGCGTCACACACCCGGTGACATCATTGAAATCTGTGATAACGACTATGCCGGGACCCTGACCGGCGGACGTATCCTGTCCATTGATGCCGCCAGCCGCACACTGACGCTGGACCGTGAGGTGACACTGCCGGAGACAGGGACATCGACGGTGAACCTGATTAACGGCAGCGGTAAGCCGGTGCGCGTGGACATCACTGCACACCCCGCCCCGGACCGGATACAGGTCAGCGTCCTGCCTGATGGCGTGGCAACATACGGTGTGTGGGGACTCTCCCTGCCGTCACTGCGTCGTCGCCTGTTCCGCTGTGTTTCCATCCGGGAAAACACGGACGGCACCTTTGCTATCACGGCAGTGCAGCACGTACCGGAAAAAGAAGCCATTGTGGATAACGGAGCCCGCTTTGAGCCGATGTCCGGCTCACTGAACAGCGTCATCCCGCAGCGGTGCAGCACCTCACGGTGGAGGTGAGTGCCTCAGACGGCCAGTATCTGGCGCTGGCGAAATGGGACTCGCCGCGGGTGGTGAAGGGCGTGCGCTTCAGTCTGCGCCTGACCAGTGGCAGTGGTGAGAACAGCCGCCTGGTGACCAGCGCCATCACGGCGGACACGGAGTACCGTTTCAGTGGCCTGCCGCTCGGGGAATACACCCTGACGGTCAGGGCGATAAACAGCTACGGCCAGCAGGGCGAACCTGCCACCACCACATTCCGGATTAATGCACCGGCGGCACCGGCCAGCATTGAACTGACGCCGGGCTATTTTCAGATAACGGTGGTCCCGCATCCTGCGGTGTATGACCCGACGGTACAGCATGAATTCTGGTTCTCAGAAAAACGCATCACGGACACGGCACAGGTGGAAACCTCTGCCCGTTATCTGGGTACCGGCAGCCAGTGGAGCGTCTCCGGCCCGCACATTAAGCCGGGGAAGGATTTCTGGTTTTATGTGCGCAGCGTCAACCTGGTGGGGAAATCTGCGTTTGTGGAGGCCAGCGGGCAGGCCAGCAATGATGGTGAAGGGTATCTGGAAATTTTCCGTGGGCTGATAGATGAGGCGCTGCTGGGGAAGGCACTGAAAGAGCGTATTGATGCGTCAGCCCTGCGTACTGAGGTCACGCAACTGGAAGAAGACATCCGCCAGCGGCTGGAGACGGATGTTGCGGAAGTGACCCGAAAAATCGGGGAGGCGGAAAACAGCCTCACGCAGCTGGTTGCGAAAAAGAATGAGGACCAGACGCTGGCCATCGCGCAGGTGAGTCAGCAGGTGGACCGGGTGAGCAGTGAAATCACACAGACAGTCAGCCAGAGCACGGAGGAAAACGCCAGGCAGATAGCGCAGGTCCGCCAGTACGTGGATGACAAAGGGAGTGAAATCACCTCGACCACGGATAAAAAGCTGGAAGACCAGAGCGCCACCATACAGCAGATACAGCAGGTCCAGTCAGACACGAATGATGAGCTGGCAGCGCTGTACATGCTGAAGGTGCAGAAAACGAAAAACGGCATTCCGTATGTTGCCGGTATTGGTGCGGGGATTGAGGATGCTGATGGCCAGACGCTGAGCAATATTCTGCTGCAGGCGGACCGTATCGCGATGATTACCCCGGAGAACGGCAACACCACGCCGCTGTTTGTGGCGCAGGGGAATCAGCTGTTTATGAACGACGTGTTCCTGAAGCGACTGTTTGCGGTGAGTATCACGTCATCCGGCAATCCCCCGACGTTCTCCCTGACGCCGGAGGGCAGGCTGACGGCCCGCAATGCGGATATCAGCGGAGCTGTGACAGCGAATTCTGGCACGCTCAATAATGTCACCATTAACGAGAACTGTGTCATCAGAGGGAAACTGTCTGCGAACCAGATTGAAGGCGATCTGGTGAAGACGGTGGGGAAAGCCTTTCCCCGGAATAACAGTTATGCCCGTGGCACGATAACCGTCACGGTTTACGATGACCAGGGCTTCGACCGGCAGATTATCATTCCACCGGTGCTGTTTCGTGGGACGAAACACCAGAACGTCAACAGCCCGAATCAGCAGTCGTACTGGTATTCAACCTGTAAGCTGCAGGTGCTGAAAAACGGGGCAGAGATTTTTCATGAACCGGCAACGGATGTCAGCCGGGTGTTCTCATCGGTGATTGACATGCCAGCAGGACGGGGTCATGTCACCCTGACGTTTAATGTGTCGTCTACCGGCGCGAACAACTGGACACCGACGACGTACATCAGTGATTTACTGGTTGTGGTGATGAAAAAATCCACGGCGGGAATCAGTATCAGCTGACGGTTTATTAACCCGGACGGGCACCCGAAGTGGTGCCTTTTTTATTGACTGAAAACAAAGAGGTAATCATGCGGTATTTATACGGAGCCATTTTATTTTTTACCACCCTGCCGGCAGTAATGACTTTTCCTGCACAGGCTGCAGGCGGACACGGTGCATTTTCCGTGGGATATGCTCAGGTTCACCCGGGCGGCGCACCGGTATTGTCCGGTACCGGTGCCCGTACAGGTGATTTAAAAGGGATCAACGTGAAATACCGTTATGAATTCACAGACCATCTGGGCGGCATAGCCTCGCTGAGTTACGCCTCTGCGAAAAAGAGCAGAACCACGATGACCGGGGATAAGGCATTTCATTATGAAAGTCTGCGTGGCCGTTATGTGAGCCTGATGGCGGGGCCGGTCTGGCAGGTCAGTGAGCAGCTCAGCCTTTATGGCATGGCCGGGATGGCGCACACCCGCTGGTCTGACAGTGTTCAGGATTACCGGCGTGATGAAGTGACACCGGGGGATGTCAGGGTGACCACCACTGCCAGTGATGGTCATTCTGCACGTCATCTGACGCTGGCATGGGGGGCTGGACTTCAGTTTAATCCGGCGGATACGGTGGCGGTTGACCTTGCGTACGAAGTGGCCGGTCATGGTGACTGGCGAACGGATGCGTTTATTGTTGGGATTGGATACCGTTTCTGACGGCAGATACAGCTTTATCTTCTGTAAATATTGGTATAATGAGCATGTTCATCCACCTTATGGGTGAGCTGCGTCTGAGGAAACGTAAAGTTACACTGTCCTGAAGCCCGTGGCATTACTGCTGCGGGCTTTTTTATTGGTGGAAAGGTATGACGGTTAAAATTTCTGGTGTGCTGAAGGACGGGGCCGGTAAGCCGGTACCGGGATGCACGATAGAGCTGAAAGCGCGACGCACAACGGAGACGGTGATTGTCACCACGGTGGCGTATGGTCAGCCGGGGGAAACCGGCAGTTACAGTATGGATGTTGAGCCGGGGTTGTACCGGGTGACGCTGAACACGGAAGGGTACGCGCCGTCATATGTGGGTGACATTCTGGTGAAGGCGGACTCTGCACCGGGAACGCTGAATAAATTTCTGATGGACCTGGAGGACGCACAGTATTACCCGAAAGCCCTTGCAGAGCTGGAAGCGGTGGCCGCGGAAATCCTGAAACGTGCGGAAGCGTCAGCGGCGAGTGCAGAGGAAGCGAAGAAACGGGCAGAGAATGCGCGGGGACCGAAGGGGGATAAGGGAGACACCGGGCCACAGGGTATTCCCGGGCCAAAAGGCGATACCGGCGAGCGTGGGCCAAAGGGTGAGCGTGGTGAGGCAGGCCCACAGGGGGTACAGGGGCCACGGGGTGAAACCGGACCCGTGGGACCGCAAGGAGAGGCGGGTATTCAGGGGCCTGCTGGTCCTGCGGGCCCGCGAGGTGAAACCGGAGCCAGAGGCGAAAAAGGAGAGCCGGGAGATCCCGGAGGACCTCCGGGACCAAAAGGTGACACTGGCCCCAGAGGGGAGCCGGGGCCTCAGGGCCCGGCAGGTCCGAGGGGACCCGCCGGAGAGAGAGGGCCGCAAGGATTGCAGGGTGTGGCAGGGGAGAGAGGCGATACAGGTCCGGCTGGTCCACAGGGTATACCTGGACCTCCGGGGCCAACAGGTAGCGTCGGTCCTAAGGGGGAAAAAGGCGAGCCTGGTGATCGAGGTCCACAGGGTGCTACCGGCCCCAGAGGACCACAAGGGGAAAAAGGGGATAAAGGTGACCCCGGCCCGGCAGGCCCTGCCGGTGAGCGGGGGCCGAAAGGTGATACCGGGCCGACGGGCCCCGCAGGGAAGGATGGCGCAGATTCACAGGCGAACAGAGTGCGTATCAGCGAGAAAACAGAAGTCACCTCCAGCACAGTCGTTTTCCCCTCTTTTTATGGCGGTGCGCAGGGGGAAAATGCAGCCCCTGATGGCGCTGTGATTCTGAATATCAGGACGGCTCCGGTATCACTGACGAACGGCAATTTAGGGGCAGCCTGTGTCACCGCTGTCACTTACGGCTTCCTTCAGGTTCATGATGGCAGCCAGTGGGTTACGGTGGAACATGAATAACATGATTTTTCCGGGCGCGGAAAGCTTAAACGGGTACCCTGTCCTGAATATTCGTATGAGGAGAAGAAATGAATCTTAAAAATCTGCAACGTTATACTCCTGAGAAGTCGGATGTTCCGGGGTCAATGTACCTGAAGGCAGAGGATGGCCGTGACTGGTATGAAAGCCAGTCGTCATTTAAGGCGGATACGCTGAAGCTGGTTTATGACAGCGAAGGCATAATCACGAGTATCAGTAAGGATGTGTCGATGCTGTGGCCAGTGGGGCAGAGTGTGGTGGAGGTTGAGGATACAGCAGAAAACCGCAAAGCTGATATCTCCGGGCGGTGGAAGTTTGACGGGGAAAACGTCGTTGATACTCTGACCGCGGAGAAAGCGCGCGGGATGAAGGGCGATGAAATAAACGCGTGGCGTAATGCGATGGAGGCGGCGAACTACACGTTTGAGCACAATGGCCGGAAATGGGACTACGGAAAGTCAACGCAGACGCGCCTTGAGCCATCGGTGGCGGCAGCGAAAGCGGGGAAACTGCCGGAGGCGTTTTTCTGGACGGATGCGGAAAACAATGATGTACAGGTGACAGCAGAAGAGCTTATTGCGCTGAGTGAAGCGGCAGAGCAGGCGATGTTCAGCAAAGGGATGGAAATCCACATTCGCCAGCGCACCATGAAGAAGGACCTGGAATCGCTGAGCAGTGCGGATGAGATCCTGGTATACAGGGTTGGCTGGGCACAGGAATAACAGACAAAAAGATGGGGGACCATCACCTCCCCCATGAACTGCGTTGATTATGTCATTATTGTGAAGATATACACTATGCCGGGTAAATAGTGCCACGGAAAAGTTAATTCCGGAAGTGACGGAACTCTCATTTTTCGTGCATCCTGTTGATATGGATGATTTTTCAGATTTTCGGAAGTCCGTATTTTTTTCCAGACATTTTGAAGCGTTTGCTTAATGAACGTATGTGCAGGCTCTTTATCTACGGCTCTTAAAATTGAGAGTCTATCATTGCTGGAGCCTGTGACAATTACGTCCAGGAAGAACTGCATAACCTGGATGATTTACGCTCAATCAGAGAGAGGGCGATTAGCGGCAATCACGCTTGATAAAATTAACCCCAGTGATCATCCGGGGTTTTGCAATCATTAAAACCGCATCAACCGTTCTACCAGTTGTTCTTTACGGGCAACGATCCAGTCGTGTTGCTCCAGATAAAAACCGTTCCAGAGTGCATACCATCGCATCGGCGGGGATTTTTTCCGTGAATTCGACCTGCCCGTGTTTATCGAGGTGGATCAGTAATGCGTATCCATCATTTTGGGTTGGGGGGTTTTGTGCTGCTGGTGGCTGTTTTTGGCTGAAATAACAGTCTTCGAGTTTTTCGAACACTTCCCACGCCTGAACGGTTTCCAGCATTTTTGCGTGGCGTGCTGCTCCGCGTTCTGTCCATAGGGTGAGGGGCGGGCTTTGGGAGATATGGGGTTTTGTGACTTACTTAAAGTAAGTCGCAAATTTTTTAATTCTTCACCCGATGCTTTAAAAAAGTGCTTTCCTTCGACAAAACGCTCTTTGTTTCTGGTGAAGTTAACCTGGATATTCAGAATTTCGGTGCCATAAAGCTGCGCCAAAAGTTCGGTGGTAATAACAGGAATCTGGTTATGGGTGAACGGGGAGATGGTTTCAACAGAGATTTGAGTTGTCAT